ATATTTACAAAATATTTACAAAATATTTACAAAATATTTACAAAATATTTACAAAATATTTACAAAATATTTACAAAATATTTACAAAATATTTACAAAATATTTACAAAATATTTTTTTTTATTTTTGTAATTACTGTCTTACAAACAGGACATTCTTTTCTTACTAATTTTTCAAAACATTCATAACAAGATATTACGTGATTACATGGTTCGTATACTATATTCTTCTTATATTTATAACATAGTATACACTGTTCCTCTTCGTCCAATGTCTCAACTAGAGAAGGCAATGAACATTCGAATATAACCGTGTTCCCATTTACTTGTGCTACAGGAGGAGTAACAATAATACCAGAATCCATGGTTATTCTTGTAAATAGTCCTAGAAATCCTATACGTGCGTATTCGTTATCGCATATTCTCACTCGTGAAGAGCTAGGATCATTTCTTTCAAAATAAACGCTATTATTATCATTACGCGATATCGAGAATATAATATTAGGAGGTAATCCATTCATATCAATTGTAACAACATTTCTACTGTCGAACTCTGCCGGGAAAGCAAGATATGTAGAATATTTTGACATATAACATTTACGCGTTGCTGTGTTGTCATATATGAAATCTATATAAGCCCATGCTTGGTAACTTCGTGCCTTTACCCATCCGGCACCATTCCTACTTCTGCTACCTGATACTCCTTCCATTAAAAAAACATATATATCATTCATATCTATAATAGGATATTTAGAATTAGCGTTATGAATAGACACATCGTGTGTAAAATAGGTAGGCATATATGGATCATCATTGTTTATCGGATTATTATTGTTATTATTGTTATTATTGTTATTATTGTTATTATTGTTATTGTTACTTTCACGAAAAATAGTTATTCCATTTTCATGTGTATGAGGCGTCTCTCTATAATAATGGTTACGCGATTTATAAGCAATATATGCTGCCTTCTGTTGTTCATCAGCTGGGTGCCATACATTGTCAATTTTTACACGAATATCGGCATTGGCGGTATCGTATGATTGTGACATTTTTATATATACCTAGTATTATTTTTAAGTATATTGTATTATTTCTATATATAGGTATTATTTCTATATATAGGTATAAATTTATTTATAGATAGCACATTTACAAGTATATATTTTAAATGTGTTATGATAAAATTAAATAAAAAATATTAGTTCAATCGTGAGTAATTTATTTGGTTCGCTTGGATTGTTTAGATCGCTTGGATCGTTTGGATTGTTTAGATCGCTTGGATTGTTTGGTTCGTTTGGTTCGCTCGGATTGTTTGGATCGTTTGGAATACTTATTTTTGTGTGATTTTCTTTTACGTCCACCCTCTTGTATTTCACTTAAACTTGCTGTTCTAAACTTATCAGGTAATACACTAATCATGTTACCGTCTTTTTTGATTGGTACTACAGAATATCTTTCACCATTATATTCCCCAACTATAGCAATTTTTCCATTTAATTCAGGATTTTTTTTTAAATCACGTAGTTTAACAATACATGATGATAATGGTGGCGATGGTGATCGTGATAATGATGATGATGCTGATGCTAAGGGTGCTTGCGACTGCAATGATTTATTACGTTCATCAACAGCCTGAAAGAATGGTGAGTCTGTCATGGCGACATTATTATAATTGCCAGGCAGTGACGCTGATGATGGTGATAAATCGCCGAAAGTCTGAAATACTGGGTTAAATTTGGATTTCGGCGTGGGTGTACTCATTTTTATTATATCTCGATTATATAATAATATAATAAAAAATAATTATTAACTATATTTACTAAATATAAATTGTTAATATAGTTAATAATATTATACAAAAGTTGAAGTTCCTGATGCTGTTCCTATTCCTGTCCCAAACATTGAAGGGATGCTATACTTCCCAGCTTCATCTTGTTGATACTTCGCAATTACGCGTTTTGGATACTTATCAATTTTCATGATATCTTCAGTATCATAAACATTACCAGCTTTGTCTATATAGTATATAATACCCTTGATATCTTGTGCCCAAATGTCGACTTTCACATTTTTTGTTGTGGGAGTTTCACATGTAACTTCATCAACTATACTATGTGGTGTTCCTTTGATATGTGTTCCACAATAAGCCTCATCATCTTTCTTGCGCCGCGTACATTGTTCACCATTTGCCCTTTTTGCCGAACATCTTTCATACATTGGAACAACGCTCTTGACACGTTTTCGTTTCATAAAATCATCCTTCCCAAGTCGCAGTTTTTCATAGTTGTAAACAAACCCAGCTAAAGAATTAAACTGTAATTTTGTACTATAATTTGCTTTCATAAGCTCATCTCTTGTCGTTGCGTCATGTACTTCTAGGCTATTCACCATGTCTTGTAATTTTCTCGCGATTTCATTTTTAAATGATATCAAATAATCTTCTATTTTCTTGTTTAAACGTCTTTCCATCTTTATTTTACAAGGAATAAAGTATGCGTGTGCGTATAGGGTTCTTATTATTATATAAGTAGTTTATCTTTATTTCAATTTTATATATTATATAAAAAACCAATATGGGTTATAGATTCAACGCATTACATAAAAATGCCTTCATCATCGTCCTGGTTCGGGTTCGGGTTTGGGTTCGGATTTGGGTTCGGGTTTGTGTTTGGTGTAGGTTGTAAAATTTCATTAGTGTTTGTAGTAAATGAACCGTCTATTTCATGTATTTCTATTACTTGATTATGAGTATCGGCTTCAATTTCGTTTATAACACGAGGCGTATTTGAACCAATAACGGAATTTTGGGTAGAACCAACCAAACTCATAGGTCTAGATGGATTGGGGCTATTTGTATTAACATTATTATTATTATTATTATTATTATTATTATTATTATTATTATTATTATAAATTAATTCGGCACTAGCTATGAGAGATGGAGCGGCTATTGTATTTGTAAAGTTAAGAGGATTAAAAGATGCTTGTGAACGCAATGACTGGTGGGAATGATGAGAACGCTGAGAATGTTGCGAATGATATGATTGTTGTATGGGATGAGAATTATTTGATGATGGACGCAATGTGTCTTGTTGTAACTGCTGTAATTGTTGTAACTGTTGAAGTTGTTGAAAATGAGACTCTGTTAATACAAGACTTTCTATATTTTTACTTGATAAAGATGGTGTACTTTTTATACTTGTGGTTGAACTATTAACTTGTAATTTATTATTTACAATATCGTGTAATTCATTATTACCACCATCTACTACAACGCTAGTCAACTCTATAACAGAGTTTGTATGTTTCCCATGGTTATTGCGACCGCTGTTGCGACTGCTATTGCGACTAGTATTACGAGATTTGTTGACTTTATTACTTGTTTCAAGTTCAGGAGGAGGGGGTGTATTACCTTTGAGTAAGTTAACCCCTTTTTGAAACATGTTTGATACAGAACTCATAAATCCAGACGATGTACTACCGGCTGATAGATTACCATCAGATGAGTGTTTTGTATCATTTATTTTATTACTTCTTGAATGAGTGTTACCATTATTATTATCATCACTATCGTCATCATCCGAATCATGTGAAGATCCGCGTGAACCACGAGAACCTCGTGACCCTCGCGATCCCCTAGAACCACGTGATCCGTGACCATTCCTTCTACGTCTTCGTCGCCCCCTTCCTTCATCATCATCTTCAGTAGATTTTTCACCATTTATAGTTACTTGACTCAACCCGTTACATAAGTTGGGTGTATGAGATGTAAATTTAATTTTATTAGATGAGGCATCGAATATACCATAATTTTTCTTAAACATTTCTACTATTGCTTCATCAATTAGTGGCGCGATATCCTGTAAATTTTTTATATCAGTTTTAATAATTTGTAACATATCTTTTGCTGATATTCTTTGGTCTCTTTTCAATGATAGTTCTATCATTATTTTCTTATTTATTTGTTGAAACTGTAACGAACAAAGACGATGTGCTTCAGACCTTTTACCCAACTGAAAATATGTATCGATTGATTTTATAATACCTACAAAAATACTACTAACACCTAAAATAATATTCATTTTATCGTACCCGATATCGATACCTGTGGCAAACCCGATGGCGCTTGACAATATAATAACTGGTATATTTATATAGTTCGATCGTTCACTATACTTTTCGTAAGAATAGCGATGTAAGATTGAAAAGGATTCGCACTCCTCGGCATGTATTTTTAATAAATATTCTAAATCACTATTGTAATCTATAATATCAGTCATAGAAATATTATATAATACATAAATATAATATTTTATTTATCTAAAAATTTAGTGTTCACAATTAAAATGTATATTTATCTTAATATTATGTTTTACCTGAATTAACGCATTTCTCACGAGTCTCATACATCTCATGGTTTTAAGACTCATGAGTGTATCAAATATGAAGGAGCTCGGACGATCTGTTGTCGTTCAAAACGAACCAAAAAATTATCAAAGCATTACCCCAAAGTATATAGGAGTCATATGAACTTCTATCTACTTCTAAAAAATCAAGTATTGAAAATATTGCCGGATTTAATAAAGAAATAACTAAAATCAAAATAACCCACGTTTTCAAACTTCCCATTCGCATTAATAACTTGTATATATTATATTATTTTATATTTTTTAAAATCATATTCATAATTATTAGGTATATCTTTTGTATCTATATAATAATACGATAAAGGTGTTTGGAAAATATATTCATTCGTACATATACGCATTGCTAAATAATATATATTTTTTCCTTTACCTCCTCCATGTAAAGGTTCTTGTTCTTGTTCTTGTTCTTGTTCCGAATCATAATTATGTATAAAATCATTACCAGAGTCTTCGTCGTCATTATCGGATGTAGTACTGTTTGATTTTTTAATAGGAATTTCATATGCGCCATTATATACAGAGTTATATTGTTCTGTCCATATACAATCATTATCTCTAAATTGTACAGTATTTTTTTCAATCGGATGTTTACTACAGATATATTTCGCCATTTCTGACCTATCTGGTTTGTTTTTTTTCAAGAACATTTTCATTTTGCCTGGATAAATAATAAATCTAACTAATCCGCCCTTTGTATTCTTTTCATGAGTATCTATATCATAACAGGAATATCGCATAGCGTTATATAAATCGGTAAAGTAAAAAAATGGACCGTATCGTGATTCATTATTTGATTTTTTGATAGAGAAAGCGGCATTATACTTTGCATTATTACTATCGCTTCCATTAAAAACAACCATGGGTGTTTCTATTAATGATTCTTTATGATAAATTTTTATAGCTTGAGTGTAAGCTAAAAATACGTCTGTAACTGTTTCACTTATGTTGTAAAATAGTATTTTTCTATAGTTGAATATTTCGCTTACTGTAGCCCACCATAGTGTATCACTACTTTTCATACGCAATACCGTATCATTTTTCTCTTTAAGCTCATATAATAAAATGACTCGTTGGTTAATATATGCGCTCTTTACATCATTCATGTTGGGTGACTCGATCAACCTGCCTTTAAATTCACATAATTCGGAACCGAATAAGCTATCTAAGAAGAAGGAGGCATTTTCTAGTATATCATATTTTGAAGTACTTTGTGAAAAATTTGGAAAATAAAATGTCTCGTCATCACCAGATTTGTATAACATAAATTCTAAAAATGGTTTATAAGCATTCTTATTTATATAGTAAACTAAATACTCAACCAAAATTTCACCGTCCCCTGTATCACTACCTTCACCCAAATTATCATATATACTATCTAGGTCGCGTGTCAAATGTTGTGAAGACTTATCAGCAAACGGATATTTTATATTTGTCATTTTGTGGGTTTTTATCGACAAACCATTGTCATATTTACTTTCGTATTCTTCTTCTTCATCGATGTCGGATAACGACATTTTATCTGATATAGTAGACTCTATATATGATGGTTCTATTTCGTTTAGATTACTATCAGAATCATCTTCATATTCATCATCATTGTCGTTGTAATCATCTTCATGATCACTGTCACTATATTTATCTAAAACATGTGTTGATAGTTTTTTCGATTTGTGTTTTCTTATTTTCGAATTATCTCTCGAATCTCTTACGTCTCTTATATTTCTTACATCTATGGTAGCGTTCGGTTTTTTATAATAACGTTCAATGTCACTTAAAGTCATGACATCATTATGTTCTAATTCGTTTTTTTTTCGTCGATGTGATGAAGGGAGCATTGTATTATAATTATGGGTCACACAATTATAATACTAGTATATTATTATTTTTGTACTTTACGGCGTATTGATTCTTTAACTTTTTCTTCGCGCGACTCTAATAAAAATTGTACCAATTCTTTTGCCTGTTCATCGTCGTCTTTGAAATATTTCATTAATGATGTAGCTAAAGTAGCTTTATTAAGAGGTGCTTTTACTTTTGTTTTTGTATAAATAAGCTTGCCGTCATTTACGTCGAAACAGTCAATTTCATTTTTTCGCATAATTTCTACTAAATTATCGGCATATCCCTTGCGTTTATCTTTCAATTCTTTAAGTCGTGCTTGTATTTCGCGTATTTCATTATCGTTCGCCAACCATCCCTTAATATGTTGGACTAGTTGTTCTTTTGTCTCCATGTTATACTTAATATACTATATAATATTAATAAATCATTTTTATATATATTTAATTAAATATGTATTAGTATGTTTAATGCGTGTTAGTATTTTTTAATATCGGTTATTTGAACTTCTCTTGCTATATTTCTTATAATTTTCTTTTCGATTCTGTCATCATATTCAATAGGTTCTGTTATTTTATTTAGAATAGTCAAGTATTCATATTGTAGTTTTTCATCTTCAATCCAATTTGGATGTAACTCTACCCAATCTGATATTTTATTTCGCTGTTTGTTTGCTACTGTTTCGATTGTTTTTTTCATTATAGTATTATTATTATCTTTCTCCCATTTGTCGTGTTCTTTAATATATACGGTGTCACGTTTAAGGTCTGTACAATGTATCGGACGTTTGTATACATCTAACTCTTTAAGACCATTTATCATAAGATTACTTATACCTTGCGCTATGCCATTTTTTCTAGTAAAATAAAGGTCTTCAAGTGTTATTTTCAAAGATTTAATAAATTCATTTATATTGATAGCATCTTTGCATTGTTCATTGAGGAATACGTTTAAATTAAAGTTATTATTGTTGGTAGTATTGTTTATAGTATTGCCCATTTTAGGAATCATACTTTTTATCTGCTCCTGTTGGTCTTTGATTATTTTTATCATTTCCTTATTATCATTAATAAGTTCCATAAACATGTCTTTTGTGATTGCGTGATTTATTTCTTTTTCTGTATTACTAGTATTCGCTGCTATTTCAGTCTTGTCTAATACGATGTTTGTATCTTTGTTACATATTTTATAATGCTTCCATAACCCAACTCTTGAAAAATATTGTTTGCTACATGAGTCGCAGACAAATAATTTGGTGGTTTCGTTAACTATGTCTAAATTTGTTAACTTTTTATGTTTGTTAGTGGAAATATGTCTATTATATTCGATTTCTTTACTAGATGAAAAGTCACATTTTTTACACTCAAATTTTTTAGTGTTTTTGTTCGGTGGTTTCATTAACATCTTATATATATTGTTAACATAAAAACCACCTAAACCCTTTTAATATAATATATATATAAAAGTTGTAAAAAGTTATGGTAACAAAATATTCAACTTAAAAAACGGATTTAGAGCATTATGCTCTGAGTGACATATGCATCGTTTTTTTAAATCTCTACCCCCGTTTTCTGAAAATGGACATTTATAAATGTCCATTTTTGAAAAAGGGCCATCGAGAGTTGAAATTTTCATACATCATCACTTATTCGGCGTCCGCCCTGCCTTTTCGCGGAGGGTTTGTGACCATTATGCTCTCATGTTGAGTATTTATTTATTATAGTAACTAACCATTATGCTGTGGATAGTGACTATATCGGGTTAAATATATTATTTATTTACTTTGGTAATTTTAGTTGTAGTCGTAGTTGTAGTCGTAGTGGTAGTCGTAGTTGTTTCGATTATCTCATTCTCATGTACTTGTGTATCAGCTTCATCGTCGTTGCCGTGAACATGGACTTCATTATTTGGTTTTTTGATACATACTTTGTCATGCTTCCATAACCCAACTCTTGAAAAATATTGTTTGCTACATAAGTCGCAGACAAATATCTTGGTGTTTTTGTTAACATTTTCGATATTTGTTAACTGTTTATGTTTGCTAGTAAGTAAATGTTTATTATAGTTACTTTGTTTGCTACATGTAAAGTCACAAGATTTACACTCTAAAAATTTAGTGTTTCCCTTTGGTGTTTTCATTAACGCGTCTATATACTACTATAATAAGATGTTTCTAGGTCATTTTTGTACGAAATATAAAAAAAGTTATGGTAACAAAATAATCAACTTAAAAACACGATTTAGAGCATTATGCTCTGAGTGATGAATGCATCATTTTTTTCAAATCTCTACCCCCGGTTTTGGAAAATGGACATTTATTTTTGTCCATTTTTGAAAAGAGGCCTCCGAGAGTTGAAATTTCAATACATCATCACTTATTCGGCGTCCGCCCTGCCTTTTTCGCGGAGGGTTTGTGACCATTATGCTGCGATATTTTAGCGAGGTGAGGTGAATCGTGTTACCATAATGCTGTGGCGAAAGATGGGTAGGGGATTATGGGGAATATTGTGGGATATAATATTTTACATAAAGGTGTCGACATTCACATCATCTAGTTTTCTGCCAGTTACAGATATAACTTTCGAAAATATCTCCATTTTTACTATTTCTAACGTGTTCGCTTAATTCAAATCCGTTACTATCGAATGCTGTTATAATATCGGTTACGGTAGCATATCTTATTTTAATATTATCGTTTATTTTATGTGTTTTAGGTTTTACATTTAATAAATTAATGGCTCTTTTTGGACCCTTTCCTATTATATATACTTTATCTATATTTACTTTATAATGTCTACATATTGCGGATGTTATATCATATATAGCAAGCATTCCGATACCGTCAGTGTTCTTACAAATATTATGAATTTCGGTAATAATTTCTTCAAATGTTTTATTATTATAATCTGATATATTTATGTCTTTTAGAATACCATGTAGTGCTTTTTTCCACCTACAATGACTTATTGCTTCATTATACATATCAGTATAGTTATTATTGGCGTTCATTATGTGTTTGTTATTATTTGTTTTTATAATAAAATATAAAAATAAATAATATTTCAATTTTACGGTTATTACAAATTAGGATAGTACCTGGCGACCCATCAACCATCGATTACGCGTTTCATTAAAATACTAGTAACTAAATATGGGTCCATATTCGCTGCTGGTCGCCTATCTTCGAAATAACCATATCCGGCATTGTGCGTATTATTATTGATACGCACTGACACACCTCTGTCACCAATGCCGGAACTGAATTTAGAATAGCTAGATGTTTCGTGTTTGCCTGATAGGCGTGATTCGTTTTTATCACCATAGTAATGTATATCTTCAGTATGATATTTTTCCATGTTATTTACTACCCGATATATTTCCATTATGCCGTCGTTATCGTCACAAGGGGTGCGCATTTTTAGTGTTGAAAAATTCGTGTGACATCCTGATCCATTTATATGAGAGAAAGGTTTAGGTTCGTATGATATAGTATTGCCATATTTTTCAGCAATGCGTTCAAGTAAGAATCGTGCGATGAGTAATTCATCGGAAGCCATTATTCCTTCTGATGGTCCAATTTGGAACTCCCACTGGTTTTTGCTTACTTCGGCATTTATACCTGAAATATTAATACCGGCTTTGGTACATGCGAACATATGTTCTTCAACTAATGTTCGATAGTCGATATGTTTTCCTGTTCCACAGTAGTGTTCGGTAGTATTATAAAATAACAAATCATGAGGAGTTACACTTGATTCAATGTTTTTATCAAAAATAAAGTATTCTTGTTCTAGTCCAAACCATGGTTTTTGTTCTTTACATGAATCAAATATTTTTATAGCTAGGTGACGCGTATTTGATTCTGTAGGCATTCCATCATGATTATATGTTTCGCATAATACAAGTTTAGAACACCATATATTATTTCCTACTGTATTTAACAATGAATTGTCGCATACAAATACAGGACGAAGGGTAATTTCCGATTTTTTACCATCTGCTTGACCTGTTGATGAACCATCATAATCCCAGTCAAGGAATTTAGGTACCCTTGAACAATCGGCAGCAGTGTGTTTAATCACTTTGGTTTTTGATCTGAAACGTTTATTAGCATCTAACCAAATATATTCAGCAATTGTGAAAATCATATTTTAATATATATACACACATTTATTTTATATAGTTTTTGAATATATTTAGTATAAAAAGCCTTTAGTAAATAAATCATAACCATCAATGTCGATATCTAGAAGTTATTTTATACCGATTACAAATACTGCATCACTATTATTATCATCACTATTATCATAATCATTATTGTGTATTAGATGGTGTATTAGACTGCTGATTAGACTGTGAATGTCTTTTACAATATTGAGAGCCATCAATAGAGATTACACTGTTACATGGCTTACCAACATTAACACCGCTTTTTAGTATAGCGGTACAACGAGGTTTAGATTCAATCGTTGTTTGTCCGGTGGTAGGTTTTTTAGCTATATATTTTTTATAATGAATGGGACAAAGTAGTAGATTTTCTGCCTCATAATATAGAGCATTTTTGTCACATTTTGTATCACCGTTATTTTTATTAACACCGCGATGTTTTGTAGCATGTGAGCATTTGGAGGTGGGGATACAATCCGGATCAACAGAATGTATACTTTTAGAGAGTCTAACGGATGGGTATGGTATAAATGGTAGTAGTTTGTTAGTAATGGTGCGGCAGTATGGACATTTAATTTGATATGATTGAAGTTTAGTAACTTCGTATATTGGATTTGATTTTGTTTTTTGGTAGAGTACTTCTTTATAAATGTGTATATAGTTAAATTTATGGTTACATTTAAGAGTAATATGATTTGGGTGTAGTTTTTCTTTAGAAATAAGACAGATATTATCATCGGTAAAAGTAGAAGTAGGACTAGAAATAGGATTAGATGGAGAAATAACTAAATTTGATGGTTCTGTTGAAGTGGGTGTATTGGCTTTATTGGACGTATTATTTATAATTTTAGAAAGTTCGGAGAAAAAGTCGATAGAATTTTGTGATGGTTGCATATTTAATTTAGAATGTATCATAAATATGAATTATGTATAATTAATAAAATAAAAAGTCTTTATATTATTATATTAATAATATGGCGACAAAGAAAGAATGGGGAAACGCGACGTGGTATTTATTTCATACTCTTTCGTTCAAAATGAAAGATGAACATTTTGGGGAATTAAAGAATGAATTTTTGAATATATGTACAAAAATATGTGCAAGTCTTCCGTGTCCTGATTGTTCAGATCATGCTACAGCTATTATGAATAATTTAAAGAGAGATAATATTAAAACAAAAAAAGATTTACAGTTATTCTTTTTTGATTTTCATAATTCGGTAAATAAACGCGTTAAAAAGCCTGTATTCAGTGAGGACCAAATGTTCATGTATCATAAAGCTATCACTAAGAATATTGTGTTTAATTATATAACGATATTATCTAGAAAACAGAATAATATAAAGTTACTATCAAACAGTTTTCACAGAGACATGACTATGAATCATTTTAAGAAGTGGATTTCTCATAATAGTAACAAGTTTAATCCATGATAAAAATCAACACCTACGTCAACACCTACATCAACACCTATATCTACATCAACACCTACATCTATATCTACATGCTATGTATAACTTCACCATTTCTATATACCTTGCATTTAAAAGTTTGTTTATTTGGTCTCGAGCATATTGATGCGCCGTTTTCAACATTAAAGAATACCATTTCATTATTTGCTGCTGATACAAAGAGGTACCATATATATCCTACAATCCAGCCGATGGCGAGACCGATTATGACGCCGACGACAGGCGTACATCCATACATTATTTTAGATATAGCATCAATGAAGAAGAATACAACAATAATAGATAACATGATAACATTGTAGCTGCTATACTGTAACATAGGCATAAACATATAAGCGAAAATGAATGCCAAAGCAGCACTATTAAAGTTGGGAATAGTGTATTGACTGAGTCCAAATGGTAATGAAACGAAGTTACATTGTGATTTCCAGTATGGAGAACCGCGGCTATTAATATTATCGAACTTGGAGTTAGTGGTGAATGCAGTGATAGAGAAAATGAAAAGAAGGATAATAAACCCGGCTAAATACATTACCCATTTTAAGTTTCCGTTGCTTAAACTGGAAATAATGAAAAATCCTGATAATAGAAGAGGGGATAAAGAGGAGAGTAATTGTAGAATACTACCGATAGACATAGATACGCCTGGTTCTACATTAGATAACATTGCTGCTTTAACCATTTTAGTATAAGCCGAATCCTGTTGTTGGTTTTTGTTTTGAGGTACTGACATTTTATATGTTATATGATATATAATAATATAATATATAATAATATAATGTTTTTGTATTGAGTATTTTGTATTTAAGACAATGTATTAAATATATATGTAAAATACATAGAAACAAAAAGATAATAATATATACAGTACATTATTATCTAAACATAGTTTTACTACTATAACGACAAAGACAGCATGGGCATTCCTAGTTATTTCACAAAAATAGTTAAAGAGTATCGTCATATTCTAAAAGACATGAAATTTTTAAGTCATGTAAATAATTTATATATGGATTGTAATTCGTTGATTTACGACGCTGTAAAAAATAACCCGTCTTATGATAAGGGTAAATCCAGAGAGTATGAGAGGGAGCTTATAAGTATGGTATGTAAGAAAGTAGATTTTTATGTAGATTTATTAAAGCCGAGGACACGTGTATTTATTGCGTTCGACGGTGTTGCGCCAGTTGCTAAACTTAGTCAACAGCGTGATAGGCGATACAAGTCGTGGTATACGGCTCAAATTCAGCGTGATATCGAGGGAGCAGGATATAAGGAGACATGGAATACGTCAGCGATTACACCTGGTACTAATTTTATGAAGGAATTGAATCGTGAAGTTGGAATATATTTTGGTAAAAAGACGAATACAGAAATAGAGTATATTGTGTCGAGTAGTTCTGAATCTGGTGAGGGTGAACATAAGATATTTGAGTATATGCGAAAATATCCTGAATATCATAATTCGCCGGATATTACGACACTTGTATATGGTTTGGATGCTGATTTGATTATGTTGACATTGAATCATTTACATATAACAAAAAAACTGTATCTTTTTAGAGAGACGCCTGAATTTATAAAATCTATCGATTCTACATTGGACGCAAATAAGGATTACTTGCTAGATATTCCAGAGTTGGCAGACTCGATTATCATGTATATTAACAATGTGGGTACAAGAGACGTAAGAGATGCGAGAGATTTAAGTAAATTAAAAGAAAAAAAGGATAATGAAATAAATAGGATAACGGATTACATATTCATGTGTTTTTTATTGGGGAATGATTTTATGCCACATTTTCCGGCATTGAATATAAGAACTGTGGGTATAGATATATTATTAAATGTATATAGGGAGACAATAGGTAAGACAAATAGTTATTTAACGGACGGTAAGAAAATAGTGTGGAAGAATCTACATGAATTTTTAGAAAATATTGCGAAACAAGAGGATACACTTTTGATGGATGAGCATAAGAAGCGGGATAAGTTTGCGAGAAGGTTTACTGAGGGAGGTGGAGGTTTTGGGAGGGCTGGAGGAGGAGGAGGTTATAATAACATGAGAGATAATAGAAGCGAGAGAAATGCCTTTAATAATGGATTTAATCACAACCATAACCACAATCACAATCACAATCAAAATCAAAATAGATCCCAATATGTTGCTAAAAATGATAAAAATGTACTAAATGATACAGAAGAAGTGTTAGGTGAAGGAGCGGATATTCGACAAATGGATGATTTAATGATGTTACCAATGAAAGAGCGAAGTATAGAGAAATATATCAATCCTTTTTCGAAAGATTGGGAGTATAGGTATTACAAGGCGTTGTTTGATATAGAGATAACAGATGATAGGAAGAGACAGATCTGTGTAAATTATTTAGAAGGACTTGAGTGGACATTTCATTACTATATGGAGGGATGTATAGACTGGCGGTGGTGTTATAACTATCATTATGCACCATTGTTTAAGGACCTTGTAAAGTATATTCCACATATGGATACACAATTTTTGAAGAGAAAGGATAAACAAACGATTGAAGATCTAGTACAGTTATGTTATGTATTACCTAGACAGAATTTGAATTTACTACCTGTAGACGTGAATATTGTTTTGATACAAAGATTGGGGCACCTGTATGGAGATGATTATGAGTTTAAATGGGCGTACTGTAGATATTTTTGGGAGAGTCATGCTGAGTTGCCAAGGTTACATATTGAAACATTGGAGGATATAGTTAATGAGGCGAAAACCAAAACATCATTTGCTACATCTAGACCGATTCCTATACCGAGGTCACCATTACTTGAAAATAATTCATTGCCATTATCTATGGAAATAAAGGAAATAAAGGAAATAAAGAACCGGAGAATTTAGAACATGTTTATAACATTATTTTTAAATTTCATAAGTGTAAGTTAAAACTTCCCAGTCATACTCAATATAGTTACCCCTGTGATACATATTGGGTGGTGATTTTATAGTTATATCTTCTATTTTTTTTAACCTAAATCTATTAATATCATATTTTATTGAACTGTCATTTATAGTAAATGTTATACAAATCATATCGTCATCAATATATGAATCCTTTCTATTTATATTAACAAAATTTGGTATCTGGTATTGAATAATATATATTATCTCATTATGACTATCATTACTATAATTAAGTTGATTGAATGCCTTTATTTTTCGATAAATATATTTTTCCAAAAATTTATATTTATCAAAATCTATTAATTTTATAAGTGTACCATTATATATCCTATATCTTTTTAGACATTTTGTATAAATATGTAAAATAATATCATCTGGTAATTTTTCAACTAGTTTTATTATTTCCATTCTATTTATAATTGTATTGAAGAATATTATAAATATAAATAGTCAAAATGTCTTTATATTTATTGAGTAGTAGAAGCAATAGAAGCAATAGAAGCAACAGATGAAACAGATGATACTTTAGATAATAGGAAATTTGGTAAAAAAGGAAATTTTAATTCACGAAATGAACACTTATCTATATAATTAGTTGCCGGAGTTATAGAACCTCCTTGTTTATATATACACGATATTACAGAAAAACATTTTTCAACAATTTTAAAAATAATAAAATATATAATAGACCAAAGTGTACTGCGAAATAATAAGAATAAAACAGATAATGGTTTATCTCCGTTTTCTATTTTATTTTCAATAATTGGAAACTTAGTAGAATAGTCATCCATTTTTTCGAGACACTCGTCGTGAGACAATCCTTGACTACGTAATGTATCAATGCGATATTTATCCATCTTGCTCCATATTTTGGTCCATTGTTTGTATACGTCGTTATAGTAGTCATCCTTATTATACACACACTTATGCTTTTTTTCGAATTTAGCTTTAAGTTTTTGTGGGTCAATTTTGGGACCATAGTATGTAAATAGTTTTGTATTTTTGTGTAAAATCATTTTTTCGTCATCCATGACGTAGTCTTTGTTAGTGGTATGAATAAGTTGTATAGGTAGATTGTTTTCAAAAGAATGATAAATAAATCCTTTTTTAAGTGATGCAGATACAGTTGGTCGATGAGGGCGACGAAGTCCTTCAGGGTATAATGAAATATTATGAGTATTATCGCTTTTGCGTATTTCTTCTATTTTTTTAAAATTTTTTATAATTGACTCTTTTGAATTTCCAGATGAAATAAAAATAGCGCACGATGTAAGAGAACATAAAATTCCTAGTACGGGTAGTAAAATTTTCAGCTTATTTAAAGAAATAAATCTTGCGTTATAATGTAACATATTCTGGTCAATAAAGAAATCACCAACCGATGCGTGGTTTGTCATATACATAATATTTTTATCAATAATTAGGTCTTTTTTAGAAACTTTGTACATAGAGCATTTTGTAATTTTCAAACAGTTTTGTACTATATCTTGTATGAGTTGCTTATTATTTTTTATATCATAATTTAGAGCGGTAAAAATAGGATATACAAAAGCAATATAAAATAATAAAATAAGACTATAAACATTTTTAATACCAAAATTTGAATAGTCATATGTGAGCATAGGTTCAATATCTACCATCTTAAATTAATAATATTGATAATATTTACTAAAGAATACTTAAAATAAAATAATATAAATTACTAAACATTAAAACGCAAATTTATGCTAAATATGTTTCACGGTAAATATGTATGACAATGGAAATAAGTAATTATCAAAATAAGTAATTTAAAATAATAGGCATAGTTATAATATAAATAAAAAATATATAGTATAAACAAAGATGGAAAATGTATTAAGTCGAATTGATAACAACTATAAAATTCTGAAATTCTCAGGAACTAGGACTGATTTCGCGACATTAATGGAGAACAATCCTGGTATTCTTATATTCAAGTTTACAGCGGACTGGTGTGGTCCTTGTAAAAAGATCAAGGATTATTCGTATAAGAAGTCGAATGATTTGCCTGATTATATCACGATGATGGAGGTGGACGTGGACGAGTGTTTTGACCTCTATGCTTTTTTGAAACATAAAAAGATGGTGAATGGTATTCCGGTATTTTTGGCGTATGCTAGAGATGTGAATGAGGGACCGATAGCGTCGATAACGGGGGCGAGTTTGCAGGATATAGAGACATTTTTTGCGACATGTATGAGTTATAGGTTTTAATGTTTCGAGGATTTAAGGGTTAACATTAACTTTTCGGTAAAAATATACATATAATGACATGTATATTTTTGTAAAAATATTACAATATATAGTATACAATCGGGGTCAATATTTTTTAAAAACTATGATATAGGATAGGAATATTCCGAAAAAGTTTTTAGCGAATAAGTCTAAAATATTATAAATAGAATTTTTTAAATTATAAGGTAATAAAGCAGCAATTCCGTAAATAGACCAAAAAAAGAAGAAATACCAGAATATTTTCAAACCGGTGTCGCTTTGGGTTGCATATTTGTAATAAATAATATAATAGTAAATTAAAAATGGTATAAAGCCAATTAAAACCCCAGCGACCGTTGAAAGTATTTTCATTTCGCCCATATAACCAAATAGTAACATTAACCAATTTAATGTTATAACCTTTGATACGCTATCCATATTATCTTTTAGTGTTCCGAACAAAGTCATACCCATGGTATCTACATTGTTATTTTTATACCCCAAATAAATTAAGTACACCATTAATGTTATTAACATAGTTGGCGTAGTAATAGCCCAATCAATATAGCGGTTAGGTGTAACGTTAGTAACTTTATTAAAATTATAAACAAGCCATATATAAAAAATACCTTCAATAATTTGAACGGTTAACTCTAAATACAATAAATGATTTATTATACTATACTGAGGTGGTGTATTTCGTGTAAAAGCGAGTGTTAAAATTTCAATTACACCTGTAATAATCTGTACTATTACGGATATTTGTAGCGTATTATAGAAAAAACTATTAGTATTAGTTTTACCAATTATATTGACCATAGTAAATTTATTTATAATCACTACTATAACTTATATATTAAATTATTAATAAAATAAAAATATAACGTTATAGTATAATATATAGTAAAATGTTCAAAAATATAGCCAATTTTAGTAATACAAAAGATTATTTACCCCTATTGAATGGTGTACTAATTACAGATATGTTTGTAATTTTATTATTAAATATGAAATTAATAAATTCACAAGTATTAAGAAAATGGTATTCGCAATATAATTTGTCTGCTGTAATAGCTGATGTGTTAATTATATTAATAGGTTTAATAATAGCGAGAGCAATTTATTATTATATATTTGACAATTTTTCAATATTAAAATTTATATTAGTGGCTATATTAGTTCAGGTTATTCATGACATATTGTTTTATGTATTGTTTAAAAATGTACCAAGAGGTATGAATAGAATGTTGGATACATTTAAAGACTATGCTAGCGAAGTATCTTATAAGGCAATTTTATCAGATAGTGGTATGATGGTAATGGCAGCAATAATTGCGTCTTATCTTGCTGGCGAAAGTTTGAATAAAAATATTATTGTACTTGTGGTGTCAGTCTATGTGTTACCTTATTTGTTATATAACTAAAATGTATTTTAGTATATTAAGTATTGTATATAAATTATAAAAATACTTAGAAATAAATTTACTATATTATAGTAATATGTCAAGTATGTCAAATGTACAGGAAAGTATGGACTTAGATATAAACAATTACGAGTTAACGGATATATTAAATTTATTCAAGTTGCCGATCATGTTTGATGATAAGCATCTTAAACAAGCAAAGGTTACGGTTTTATGCATGCATCCGGATAAATCGAAACTACCAAAAGAATATTTTCTATTTTTCACCAAGGCATATAAAATATTATACGAGATATACAAGGTCCGTTTTCCTGATGCCAAAAAATATAAGGAAGACAAGTTTTCATATACGGCGGTAATAGATCGCGAACTAAATCAGAATAAGTCAAAGACAGCACATAATGTGGAAGATCGTGAATATCACAAGTCACAGGAGGAGGCATATAAAAAGATTCAAAAAATGGATTCAGAGAAATTTAATAAATGGTTTAATGAGAAGTTTGACAAGTTTCGACTACACGATGAAGAACAAGATAATGGGTATGAGGAATGGTTTAGAGGTGTTTCAAAAAATGGCGAAGAAGATAACGAATATAATGAAGTAGGAGGAACATGGGCGGAAAGAAATGCACAAATAGAACGAAAGAAGGCGGAGTTGCGAAATAAGATGGCACTAATACAGCAAACAGAAATACAAACGGCAAATAGCTGTGGAGGAGGTGGCGGAGGAGGGTACTACGGACTAGGTCGTGAAGCTCCACAAGAATATTCTAGCGGGCTGTTTAGTTCGCTGCAGTACGAAGATTTGAAGAAAGCACATACTGAGACGGTAATACCGGTAACGGCAGATGATTATGAGAATAGGAAAAAATATACATCAACAAATGAGATGCGAATGTTTAGAGATATTGAAAGAACAAAGTATAATTATTCGAAAGATTTTCAGACGACACAATTGGATAGAGAGACGGCGTTACAAGTGGAACAAGATATGAAAAGAGTATATAGATTAGCAAAACAAGATGAGATAGTGAGAGAGATAAACAAGAGATTTAATTCGGAGTTTCATCAATTGACGAATTGAGGAGGGTGCGAGATATGATGAGACGAAGATATCGTTATAGTATATATTAAAAACATGAGAAGCAATAGAAGCGTGAGATTAATCGAAATTCATTATTTACAATACATAAATCAAAACTATATAAAATGTGAAAACTATAAAAACCAAAAATATATTCTAGGTAATTATTATACGATATAATATAATAAAATGAAAATTTCGAAACAACAGATATTAGCAATTTTATTACTTTTAATTATAGGATATGTATATTCTATGTATACGGGTAAACTAAACAATGATATAGAGAAAGAGGAGCACGATCTGATTCAAAAGTTTTTAGCGAATGATGTGAATAAGATGGACAGAAAGAAGCCGTTTTTATGGATACCTGTTGAATACGATATGAACGAGAGACAATGGTTAAACTTTGGTTCTAGGAATACTACGAATCTGAATCAGCCTTATTTATATTTAACAATAAGGAGTATAATAGATAAATGCGGAGATTCATTTAATATATGTATTATAGATGACAATGTATTTAATAAATTAATACCTAACTGGACAATACATGTTAACCGTTTAACCGAACCCTTGCGAAGTCATATGAGAGAGTTGGCAATGGCACAGCTGTTAAATAAGTATGGAGGTATGAGGTTACCACCGTCGTTTGTGTGTTTTGAGGATTTGATAACATTATATGAGCTTGGTGTAAATACCGAAACGGCTTCAGGTGGTGGCGTATTTATAGCAGAGATAGTATCAAAGAGCATAACATCATCGTCGATTTCATTTGCGCCATGTTCTAAAATAATGGGATGCCGTAAAGATAGCGAAGTGATGGGTAAATATATAGAATATTTAGAGGTTTTGGTATCAAAAGATTATACGGATGAGATGGATTTTGAAGGTAAAATAAGCAAATGGTTTTTTAATCAAGTGTCAAGTGGAGGGGTAAATATAATAAAGCCGGAGTTAGTTGGAGCAAAGAAGAGTGACGACTCGCCTGTAATTTTGGAGAACTTGATGAGTGATACAAATATAGAACTTTCTAAGGAGAGTTTTGGACTGTATATACCTGCTGCCGAATTAATAAAGAGGCGACACTATGGCTGGTTTGTGAGGATGTCTCCTGCACAAGTGTTACAATCGAATACTCAAATAGCGAAGTATTTATTGGCGATGAACTGAACATAATGAGAGAGATATATTGTACGTAACTATTTAAGTATGTTTCGTACAATATCAGTATTAAGCGAGAAGACATAAACACAGACATAGACAAAGACAATAATAGATTTTAGATTTTAGATTTTAGATTTTAGATTTTAGATTTTAGATTTTAGATTTTAGACTTAATAAAAAATTGATACACTTTTTATCAAATAATAAATACAATATACCATTATAAACAACACTTAAAGATGAGTGAAATTCAATCAATTAGCAATGTTTATGATAAGGAAGATAATATGGATATCAAGAAAAAACAAAAACTAAAAGTTAAATTATTAAGTAAAAAGATTGATATTATAATTAAAGATGATGAAAAAAGAGTATTTATTAATCAAGTATATCGTAAAGATATATTGATGAATATGATGGCAAATACAAATTTAACAGGTAAAGAATTATTTGATATGATAATGAAGGAAAATAAAGAATTACATGACGAAAGAAGACAAGGATGGATTTTTGAAACCCTTTGTCAAGTCCTTATCGTTCTAAAGTGTATAGAAAATATAAATTACACAGAAATTTATGATGGACAATTACAAAACTTAAAACAAATTAAAAATATTAGTGGATTGTTAAAGGTGAAAGTTGATGGAGGAGGAAATAATATTGTTGATATGGCTATAAAACAGGGAACAACTCTTGTTTTATTTACAATTAAATGTAAAAACAAGTATAGCGAAACTGATGTATCAAAAATAGACAACACAATTACTAAGCAAAATATAACAGACGACTATAAAATTGGATTAGTTGTTAAGGATAAAGAAGTTGTTATAAAACACAAATACAAAAATAAACTAAATATTGATAAACAAATACACGATAAAATTATAGAAAATGGTTTATTATTTGATGAAAAAGATATTATTAAAGCTTTAGATGTATTTTGTCAAAGATTTTCAAGTAATGTGTTAAGTATTGATGGATTTATTGATTTCATTAATGCTGAATATTTATTATCGCCAAGGCAACAACTGATAAAAAAATTACATCAAAAAATGACAGAAATAAAATTTATAAAGTCGTTGTTGGAAAATAAACATAAAATGTGGTGTATAGCACATAAACCAAGAAGCGGTAAAAGTATTACTATATTATCAATATGTAAATATTTATTGGAGCATGGTTATAAAAAAATACTAATAATGACATCTGTTCCAGCGACTATAAATAGTTTTACGAATGACTTAGAAAAGTATATTGATTTTAAAAATATAAGTTACAAATTACAGGAAGAGTTTGATACGATTGATGAAACCTTTAATGGTATTGTATTTTGTAGCGTTCAATATCTTAAAATAGACGGAAAAAGCAAGAAAAAAGATTTATTAAAAAAAATAGGTTTTGACGTAATGATTGCTGACGAAGCACATCAAGGATCATCAACTGATAAAACCAAAACCGAAATTTTAGATGTTGATATTGATGTTGATATTGATGTTGAAGAAATTCGTAAAAATATAAAACTAAATATATTTGCGTCAGGAACGGCAGATAAAGCAAAAAAATATTATGGCATTCATAACTCTTGTATTTATGAATGGGAAATCGAAGATGAATCATTTATGAAAGAATTGATAAAACCAGAAGTTAAATATGGAGAAGATATTATTAAATATATGGTTAATCGTCATGGAAATACATTTACACAATGTTTAGAAAATCAAACTCTAAATAAAGATTACTCTAATCATCCTACTCAGGTATTAATGAAACATTCTATTCCCGAATCATTAATTAATGAAATAAAAGAATACAATGCCAATCATGGAACGAACTTTGGTTATAATTGTGGTTCGTTGTTTGCGTTAAAACAAATTATTAATGAAAAGGGTGAAGTAGAATATGCTGAAGAATTTGAATTATGTAAAACTACTGATGGAATAGATATTTTAAAAGGGTTCTTTGATTGTATTATTTCAACAAACCGAATGAGAAAAACAATTATGAAACAAATTGAAAATACACAAACAAGTCGTGGATCAAGAAAATCAACAACTGAAAATCCATTATTATTTATCATGTATCTTCCTACTCATACAAGAAATAACACAATATCATTATTACAAAAAACATTCAAACAATTTTTAGAAACACATAATTTATGGAGCGACTATAGTATAGAATATTCTAATTCAACTGAAGATACAGGAAATGTCAAAGAAGAATATAATGAATACATAAAAACGATAATGAATAAGACAAAAACAGAAAATAAAAAAGGTTGTATTTTATTATTAGGTAATAAAGGAAGCGTAGGTATTACATATAAAGATTGTGATGCTACAATATCATTAGATGACGGACATAATTTAGACAATCAAAAACAACGATTTTCAAGAGCTTTAACCGAAGCAGAGGGTAAAACAATCGGAATAAATGTAGATATGAATATTCAAAGAACTTATTTGTATTTGATTGATATAATTCAAAAACATAGAAGAAATACAAAAACAACAAAAACAAATGCTGAAATACTATATTATTTATTTGAACACAATATATTCTTATTTGATCCACAACAAATTAATAACGGGAATTTGACAATGGTTGAGATAATGTCTTACTACCAAAAAGAAGCAGAAAACATTATGAAAGAAATTGATGATACGCTTTTCTTAGAAAATCTTATTTGTGATGATGATATGCGTGATTTTATAAAAACAGATTTTCAAAAATTAGAATTTAAAAAAATAAATAAAGATTTAGAAGGAGAACAACAAGATTGTCCTAAGGGCGATAAAACAAAAGTTCAAATTGATGCTCCTGACGATATCGACAATGACAAAAAAGACGAAAATAAGTTAAATAAAGAAGAAACAGCTAAGATTGAACTTTTGATTAACCAAACATACGAAATGTGTAAGAGTTTCTTATTTCCATTATTAGCGATAATTTCAAGGTCATATAAGTTATTTGATTTTAAGGATATATTTACAACTGAAAAAACAGAGAGATTAATTATTTCATTATTAAAAGACAAAAAAATTGAACTAAATAAAGATAATTATATTATTATAGTAAATATAATGAACAATATTATAGACAATAATGCTGAAATTGTTAATAATATTCGCGAGATTTATAGCATAGCCCCTGCTAATAAGTTGCGTGAGCTTATTGAAAAACATTTTATACCTACAAATGATGAAAAAAAAGAATTTGCGGAAATTCCAACTCCTGTTAAATTGGTTGATGAAATGCTAGACTCCGTGTCAGTAGAGTTTTGGAAAACACCAAACAAGGTATTTGAACCCTGTTGTGGTAAGGGGAATTTTGTATTGGGTATATTTGACAGATTCTACCAAGGTCTTAAGGAAATGTATCCTGATGAAATTGAAAGATGTCGTGTTATTATGACTGAGTGTATCTACTATGCAGATCTAACTGCGTTAAATGTTTTCATCACTACAGAAATAATGAAATGTCATGTTCAAAGCTATTGTGGGTTAGATGAGTTGGATTTTGAATTCAATAACTATACAGGAGATACTCTTGAATTAAATACTGAAGATAAGTGGAATATTCGGTTAGAAGATATTTTCGTAGTTATGAATTCACCATATTCTACTGATCCATCAAAACCTGACACAAAACCCGTATATAATAAATTTATTGAAAAATATATTGTTTGTAAATTATTATTGAGTGTAAATCCTTCTAGGTGGTTTATTGGAGGGAAAGGATTGGATGGGTTTAGAGATTTTATGATGAACCGAAAGGATATTGTGTTTATCCAACATGAAGAAAATTCTAAAAAATGGTTTGGAAATAATGTTGATATTGAAGGAGGTGTTAATTATTTCCTTAAAAATGCTTCACACGATGGATTATGTTTATTTAATGGAGAACCATATGATTTATCTAAGTATGATTGTATCATTAAACCAAAATATCATAAAATTATTGATATTATAAGTAATATGGAAAGTATTATAAAAAAATATTGCTCATCAGGTTATTTTAAATATAGAACAAATGACAGCAGATTAAAAAATAATGGAAAAATAAAATGTTATGTTTCTTTACAAAAATCAAGTGATAGATGTAAATATATAGATAATTATGATTTTAATGAAACAAACACATTTTGGAAAGTTATTACAGCAAGGGCAAATGGGAAAAATCCTAATTTTGGGGCAAAATTTGTAGGAAATCCAACTGAAATTTATACAGATAGTTATATATCATTTCGTGTAAATAATGAAGACGAAGCAAAATCTTTATTAAGCTATTTAGACACAAAGTTTGCGAATCATATATTATCAATTAGAAAAATCTCACAAGATATAAGTGAGAATACTTGTAAATGGATACCATTAGTTCCATTAGATAGAACATGGACTGATGATAAAGTATGTGAATATTTAAAAATAGAACAAACTATGTATATTTAACTAATACAAAATATTATACCGACCTAAATGAAAAACGAGACAAACTTTTATAAAATAAAAATGTTATCATTTATATTTTTGGTGATGTAAATGCGCTCTTAAAGGCAGATAAGATATTACATTATAACCTATATCTTTTATTTCGTCTATATCTGTTATAGTTTTTATAGTTTTTATTCTTTTTAGTTTTCAAAAATTTTAACAGTTTGGTTTTAATAGGTTTTCTAGATTTTCTAGATTGTATAGGTTGTCTTAGTTTTTTTAGGTTTTTCGAATTTAATATTTTTTTGGTACTACCACCACGAGCTAAGGATTGAGGAGGATAAGAAACATTATATCCGCTCAAAAAACGTTCATACTCATATGCTTGTGGAGAACCAACAAGAGGTGTTACTTTTATTTCTTTAGGAGACGATTTTCTAGGCGATTTACGCGATAAATGATGAGGTGACGATGGAGAAATGCGAGGAATAGATAGAGGAGGTAGTGAGCGAGCGACAACAGCAGGATGATCTTCGGGTGTATCCGGTGATATTTCCTCAAGGTATTCATCTTCAAATAACCCGCGTTCATCTGTAACGCGTAAATAATCACGTATATAGTCTCTTATTCTCTCATATCTTTGGATAGTATCAATCCTTTCACTATAATCGGGTATACTATTTAAATAATCTTCTAAGTTGATTGAGACATTATGACGAATAATATCTATAAGATTGTTACATTTAATGCCAAATAATACAGCAAATATATTTCTTAATTGACAAAAATGATGATTCCGAATACAAATGCTATTATAACAACTATCAACAAGAGCAATAAGAAAAAGAATAGAATGAATAAGAACAATACAAGAATCAATTTCCATGATTTTCTCAGGTTGTGTTTCTGTTGCTGGGGCAATAACTATAAGATATTGATTCTTAGCATTTATAGGGTTCCATAATATAGAACCATTTTGATTACGTTTTATTAATTTATTTAAATCCATAAAAGATTCTCCTACTTGATCACCAGCCTCTAATGCTGTTGTTATTTTAGACGGATTAACATTTAATAATATTGCGAACGAATTAAGCATATTTGCTAAGCTAGCGCCGTTACCTCCAAACTGTCTTACATATAATGTAATAATCTTGCATATTTGTTTTATATTTTTTTCTCCTTTTCTAAAAAAAAATCTTCCAAAGTCTATTGCGCGAACTTTAAATTGGTCGAAACGATTAGATACATCATACATCCAATTCCCCATATGTGCATCTAATGGAATAAACCCAGAGCGATAAAACATAATTACGCATATTACTAAAGCACGTTCGGTAATTTGATCAAACAATTTTTTTCTTTTTTCCAGAACAGGATTAGTAATATAAGCTGATATTGGCACGCTGGGTGGAGGGAGAGCGTTATATAAATCCATTAATTGTTTATAAGATGATGGCAATGATTCCATGACTATAATGCCAACTTTCCGTTCGAATGCTGGTTGTCCTGCAACAGGAGGAAAAACTGCTTCCATTTGTTCTAATAAATATTGAAAAACGCGATTATCTTTAAAAACATCGGTTCCGATTGATGGTAATCTGAGATGATGAGGTGAAAGAGGTGAAAGAGAATCCGGAAAAAAAACTTCGCGGAATTCTAATAAATTAAATTCTAAACAAGCATATGCGTCGGGACAAACAGGCATACCGCCATATGCCATGGTTGTATCATATACAACAGACTGTGATTTATATTCATCAATAAACTCTTTTTGTGTACACGTGCCCTTCTTACGCCCTACTGTATACTCACCAATTTTCGGTTCTTTATATGGTTGAATTATGCAACATTTTAAAATATGTTGCGTAACATGTTTTCCAGTGGTAGGTTGTCTATGTTCTTTGGCTGTCATTAATTCGCCTACATCACTAAAAATATCGCTTCGAAATGGTGTAGCATGTTCAGGCAGTGTTATTCTTAATATAAATCCAGTTAAAGAATCTACGGATAGAATATCGATATGAATAGTATTAGAAAAAATAGATATAAATTGTCGAATATCTACAATTTTACGGATAACCACATCTTCATCTATTTCATTTTTTACAATTATTTTCATACCACCTTCTTGTAGATTAGTTGCTGTCATTTACAAATAACGTGATATATGTATATATTTAACATATATATAAATATATTTAACATATATATAAATATTTTAAAGTTAAAACAGCTCAATTAAATTATTAGTAAAAAGTGCTAATTCTATTTCATCTTCATGAATATTGTGAAATATAGTCATATATTTACAAAGTATTTTCGTAATTTTGTACTTGTTGGTTTCATTTATTAGTGGAGTCGTTTTAATAAAAAGGAAATAGTTGTCTAATATATCCATGACCGAGTAACCTTGGTCATATAAAGCGTATAATATTTTTATACAATGTTGTAATTTTTTTTCAGTTAGGGACCGTGTATAGTCTTCAAATATATGAAAACTAATGTTAGTACATAATAGTTTAACAACGGACAAGTCAACAGAAGTATTTAAAATTTTAATTTTTTCTAAATAGTTAATCAAAATACGTATAGAAACATTTGAAATATTAAGGACAAATTTCTGAGCTTCTGATGTAATAATAATTTTCTCATTTTTGATAATTTTAGCCAATATTTTTTCTAGGCAAGCATCTTCGATTTGATTAATTTTGATAATAATATTGCGCGACTGAAGGCTATCGATTACTTTTTGTACGTTTGTACATGATGAAACAAAGTGAACTTTGTGACTATATTTGTCCATACAGTTGCGAAATACCTGTTGACTCTGTTCATTAATAATATCGATATCATCGAGAAGGACAATCTTTTTAAAGCCATGTACTAGAGATGCGGTTTGACAGAAGATTTTTAAGTCATTGCGATAATAAGAAATGCCCTGGTCTTTAAGACTATTTAGTACAAGTATATTGTCTGAGTTATAATTAGTTTTATAATACTCGCGAATAATGGAATAAATAAGCGATGTTTTACCTGAACCGGGGTCACCAATTAAAAGTATATTAAGATTATTCATGGATATAAGAGTTTGTAAAAGTTTGATTACATTATGTTCTAGCTGTTCAAACTGATCAAAAAATTGTGGTTGATATTTATTAATAAACGGTAGATTAGTTTGTGATAGTGTAGGTGTTAATGGTAGCAACTGTGTAGGAGTTTTTATGAGGCTTTGAGTTTGCATTTATTATGTGTATTGTATGTATTATAATATATGATTTAAAATGTTATTAATAAATAATAATAACAATGTATTAATATTATTCGTTAATAAATATTTAAGTTTATGTTTCTTTAATATAATAAATATAACAAATAAATGAAATCCGGTAAATCTGAAACATTTTATGATATTTTGGGAGTAGAAGAGAAATGTTCACAAGATGATATAAAGAAAGCATATCGAAAACTGTCATTTATGCATCATCCAGATAAAAATGGAAATAGTGCCGAGTCGACAGAAAAGTTTCAAAAGATTTCAGAAGCGTTTAGCGTATTAAGTGACACAAATGAGAGGGTAAAATATGACATGAATCGCAATAATCCTTTTGCGAATATTGGTGGAATGGGTGGAATGGGCGGAATGGGTGGAGGCGTTAGAATAAATCCAATGGACATATTCAACATGTTTATGGGAGGAATGGGAGGAATGGGAGGAATGGGAGACCCTCACATGATGAATCCGTTAAATGGGTTTGTAAATATGGGAGGTATGGGTGGTATGGGAGGTCAGGGACCGCGAATTATAATCAGAACATTTGGACCAGGAGGTGAATCAATAAGTGAAAATATAATGGGAGGTGGTGGCGACCCATTTGGTATATTTACTGAAACAAAGCATGGAATACACGATTCACGAGGTCCTCCTCCACGTCAAGAGATGCATTCACAACAACACCCACAACACCCACAGCATCCATATGATATTCCGAGAACACCTAGGTTTCAAAAGAGTGTTGAACCTAAACCTCCTCTTATAAGTATAAATGTAACAGTTACATTAGAACATGTATGTCAAGGGGCGACAATACCTGTAGAAATGGAGCGCTGGAATATAAACAGCGAAGGTATACATGAGACGGATAAACATGTAGAGTATATATCAGTTCCGATGGGAGCTGAAAATGGGGAAGTAATAATATTGAGCAATCGTGGTAATGAGAATGCCGATGGAACGCGCGGGGACGTGAAGGTAACATTTTTAGTAGACGAGCATCCATTATTCAAGCGAAATGGGTTGGATATTTTAGTAGAAAAAAATATAACACTAAAAGACGCATTATGTGGATTTGTATTTGATATAGAACACATAAATGGTAAGAAATTCTCATTCAATAGTTCGTCTGGTAATATAATAAGGGATGGTTTAATAAAAACAATACCGAGATTGGGGTTACAACGTGGGACTCTCAACGGGAATTTAAATGTAGTATTTAGGGTAACATATCCGGATAAATTGAGTGAAGAACAAATAAAAATATTGGCAACTACATTATAGTCGGATAGTCGGATGTATCGACAACAATACACTCACTAACCAAGACTTAGCCAGCATGTTGTTGCGTATAAGCGGTTACTTTAGCCAAATATGCTGGGCGATTTGTTTTATAAAGGTGGGCCAATTCGGGGACGAGAGGGTCATCGGGATTAGGTTCGTGCATGAGCGAGGAAAGACTGAGAAGCAGTTTAGAAACAGTAAGAGCTGGGCTCCATTTATCTTTAAGGATGTCGATACAGATGCCACCGGAGGCACTGACATTTGGGTGTAAAATCGGCGTGATGAATTTTACATGCGGAGGCTTGAAAGGGTAGTCGATCGGGAATTCGATATCTAGGAAGAAAATGCCGCCATGATATGGTGTGTCTTCGGGTCCAGTAATAGTTGCGCGCCATTTCATAATATCGTCGGAATGAGGACCAGCGCTACAATTCGAGGGAGGTTCTTTAACAAGTTCGGTAAGTTCTTTTTGGATACGTTTGGTGATGCTCATTTAGTGTATTGTTGTATGGATGTAATAGTTTCGATGTTATGACGCTTGTATATATGTATATAGTGAATATTTTGTATATCAATTTTCCTGATATATAAAATAAAAATACAGATGTAATATAAAACACTTCCCTTTATGTGCTATAGCGTTGAGTCGAGTGCTAAAACAGCCTTATTTTCATTAATTGCCATTGTTGTAATGCTTCAGTCAAATGTGCCACATTTTAAGTGGATTGGCGCAATAATGATTGGATGGTGTGGTATGCAATTTGCAGAGTTACTATTGTGGCTTACAAATCCGCGTAAGTCATGTACACCTATGAATAAATTAATAACATTTACACTTATTCCGATTATATTAATACTTCAACCTATTGGGGCAACTTTAGGTTCATTTTTTGTGAAACCGTGGTCTACATGTAGCCAAAAACGTAAATTATTTATCGTATTATTTTCTATTATATCATCGCTTGTATTACTATTACACTTTTTTGGAAACAGAGTGAAAGATTGTACAACTGTTACAGCTGAAGGGCATCTAAATTGGTGGTTATCGAACTATACTGGAAATACACCAATAGCTTATATACTATGGTTAATTATAATTGCACTTCCGATTTTTGTATTATGGGATACATCATATAAGGTCGTGGTAGCTTTGAGTATAATGCCTGCCTTTGGGTTTATTTACGGATTGAAGACAGATTCTAAAGGAAGTATATGGTGTCACTATACTAGTTATACTTCGATCATTTCATTGGTGGTATATGGTTTATATAAATTCAAGATATACAATATTTTGAAGTGATAATTACGAATGTAGTTGTATTTGTATTTGTAGTTTAATACGCGACACATTGCCCTGAACGTTTATCACCTGTAGCAGTGACACAAGAAGTAGCTTGGCGATACTGGTAACGACGAACAGAACGATTCAAACCGCCTACACCTGAACCAGGGATAAAACGATTAACTGTGCTGTCGTTGGCTGTATTTATAAAAAAAAGACGATGAGCGCCCCCGGCTGTAGATTTGGCACGTACAAGCCCACGAGCAACATTGTAAGTTTGGTTGCTAACAGTCATGGTTGAATTAAGCGAGATTGCTATATAATGTGTGGAGATTATTATTTTTGTGTAATACACATAAAATATTTTTTATGTTCATTTCAATTACCAATACACAACACCGTAAAATTGAAACGAATAAAAGCCAATAAATGGAATATAGCAAAGTCAAATCAGTTAACCACTGCCTACAACCAAGAAATGTCCATCGAATCTCTAGTTGCCGCTGCTATCATTGCTGCTGAAAATATTGATGTCGAAGTCCCCGCCACACCTCGCGTCGAAGTCGAAGAATCGAAATACCCACGCTCGCTCCAAGAAGTCGCGGCTCTTGATCTGTCATTTTTGGACGATAATTGGGCAGCCGATATGCTCCGCGATGCTATGAATGCTGTTGTTTTAGCACAAGAAAACGCTGAAATTCTCAAACAGGAAATCGATGTCTGGGATTACCTTTCAACATACGAACCACCCTCCGGACAAGGATTTATGTTTAGTCGCGGAGACATTGTCGTCGAACGCGTTCAATACAATATGCAAGTCGGGCACTCGGGGGGCAGTATGGCCCTCACCATGCGTCATCTTCAACTACTCGCCAAAATTGGATTTCCTGAATATCGCAATGGTTATCGCAAGTAGATAAGTATATAAATATCATGTGCGTGTCTGTACGTGTGTATGTGTATGTGTATGTGTATGTGTACTTGTTGTCATGTATAACACACATAGATCACATTTTTTACCATATTGATAATATTGTTTCATAATATTTCATATGTAAATAATATATTTTTAAAATAATATATTTTTTAAAATAATATATTTTTTAAAATAATATAGAGATAAATCGCATAATACATACACATACACACACATATACAACAGCATAGTATAATGTCAAAGGCGATCGGAATTGATTTGGGAACAACATATTCATGTGTTGGAGTCTGGCAGAATGAGCGCGTAGAAATTATTGCCAATGATCAAGGAAATCGAACAACGCCATCATATGTTGCTTTTACAGATAGCGAGCGTCTTATCGGAGATGCCGCAAAAAGCCAAGTGTCAATGAACCCAGAGAATACAATTTTTGATGCAAAGCGTCTTATTGGTAGAAAAATCGATGATACACATATTCAGAATGACATGAAGCATTGGTCTTTCAAGGTAGTTTCAAAAGATGATGGAAAGCCGCTTGTTCAAGTCGAATTCAAAGGAGAGCAAAAGACATTTTCCCCAGAGGAAATTTCAGCAATGGTTTTGGTTAAAATGAAAGAAATTGCCGAGAGTTATTTGGGTGCGGCTGTTACATCAGCAGTAATCACGGTTCCGGCATATTTTAATGATGGACAGCGCCAAGCAACAAAAGATGCAGGTGCAATTGCTGGACTTAATGTATTGCGAATTATTAATGAGCCTACAGCAGCAGCGATTGCTTATGGTCTTGATAAAAAGGGTAAAGGAGAGAGTAATATTTTAATTTTTGATTTGGGTGGTGGGACGTTCGATGTGTCACTGCTGACGATTGATGATGGTATTTTCGAGGTAAAGGCGACAGCAGGAGATACACATTTGGGTGGCGAGGATTTTGATAATAGGTTGGTAAATTGGTGTGTTCAAGAATTCAAACGCAAGACAAAGAAGGATCCGACGGGAAATAATCGTGCTTTGAGGCGACTGCGAACGGCATGTGAACGTGCCAAGCGAACTTTGTCAGCTTCTGCCGAAACTACAATTGAGGTTGATTCTTTGTTTGATGGAACTGATTTTATGACCAAGATTACTAGGGCAAAGTTTGAAGAGTTGTGTATGGATTTATTTCGTTCTACAATTGAGCCTGTTGAGCGTGTTCTAAGAGATTCCAAAATGTCGAAAAGTAGTATTGATGAGATTGTGCTTGTTGGAGGATCGACTAGAATTCCGAAAGTGTGTAGTTTGCTAACGGAGTTTTTCAATGGAAAGGAGCTGAATCGTTCGATCAATCCGGATGAGGCGGTTGCTTATGGAGCGGCGGTTCAAGCAGCGATTTTGACAGGTAGTCAATCGAAAATCACTCAAGATATTTTGTTGTTAGATGTTGCGCCACTTTCACTTGGTATTGAGACAGCAGGTGGTGTTATGACAAAACTAATTGAACGAAATTCCACAATTCCTTGTAAAAAGGGGCAGACATTTTCGACGTATGCTGACAATCAACCGGGTGTATTAATTCAGGTATTTGAAGGTGAGCGTCAATTGACAAAGGATAATAATATTCTGGGTAAGTTTCAACTTGATGGTATTCCTCCTGCTCCGAGAGGAACGCCACAAATAGAGGTGACGTTTGATTTGGATGCGAATGGTGTACTAAATGTAAATGCTGTTGATAAAGCGGGAGGTAAATCGAATAAAATCACAATTACGAATGATAAAGGGAGGTTATCGAAGGATGATATTGAACGCATGGTGTCTGAAGCGGAGAAATTCAAGGAGGAAGACGCTAAACATAAAAAGAATATTGACGCGCGAAATGGGTTTGAGAATTATGTGTATTCGGTGAAAAATTCTACTTCAAAGGAGGCAATGAAAGAAAAGTTGTCTCAGGATGAACGCGACGCAATTGAGAAAGCATGTAATACATCAATTGAATGGATGGAGTCTGTTGCACAACAGGATATTGAGGCATCTGAATATGAGGAACAGCAGAAGAAACTAGAAAGTACTGTTTCTCCGATTATTTCAAAACTATATGCGAGTGCAGGGGCAGGGGCAGGGGGCAGTAGCGGAATGCCTGATTCTCAGAACCAACCAAAGCCATCATCGGGACCAAACATTGAAGAGGTTGATTAAGTGTTGTAAGTATAAGTAAGTATAAGTAAGTATAAGTAAGTATAAGTAATTATATTTGTTTGATAATTTTCTACTGCATTTAAAATATTTATTACCAAAGTTAATAAATATTTATAATATTTATATTATATCTATACTGTAAATATTATAAAGTTATATTCCAGTCATTCCAAATTTCTTTCATGTCTTCGCTTGTAATAAGACGATGTGGGCGAATCGCATATAATTTTTCCATACGTTCATCGCATGGATCAGAAGGTCTTTTTACGAAAACAGCTTTTGTTCGGAACCCATTTTCGTCGGCACCTTTTTTATCGACATTCTTATCATTTTTTAAATCAGATACATAATAAAATGCTAGTGTTTTTCTATATGTATCATGAGGACATAGTATAGTCTCTGGTACACCATGCCAGCTCTGTTCTGTTGTTACAAAAACGATAGCTGTGTTTCCTTTTGGATAGGATTTAACAATGCATTCGGAAACAGTACTATTCCATAACTGTGTATCACCATTCCATTCGGGGTTCCAATCGTCATTTAAATATAAAATAATATTTAGTCTTCTTTGTTTATTCGATACAGGGTGTATTTCATAATCAAGATGCATATTTAATCGACCGTATCTAGGGTGCATATGTATACCAGCACCATGACAATACGGGTCATATTCTAGATCTGGTATATTAAATATTTGTTTAAACTTATCAATAGTATTTTCATGCGACAAAGAATAAAAAACATTACTAATTACAGGGTCCATTAATTCTAAATTATCTAAGGCATATTTTACTTCTAAAGGATTTTCATATTTCCACCATTTTTCGTCAGGTTTTGAAGGGAATGTTGATTTAATTTTACTATAAGTTTCAGTATTAATAAATTCTGGTATAATGATATAAGGAAACGGTGTAGTGTTTAAAACTATTTTTTCATTATTACTAAAATTATTAAACCAATCTCCAAAAATATCAGTATTACAGTTATTAATATTTTTTTCTGTTATTTTTATATTATAATTTTTTGACATAATATGATTTAATATTATAATATAATATTTATAGTTATAATATAATATTTATAGTTATAATAGTAATAAAAATATAAAAATATAAAAATATAAAAATAGTAACATATATAATTAAATGACGACAACAAAATCACCAAAGTTATCAAATTCAGCTTCGGAAAAAGTTATTCAAGCAATCGCTGTTTTTAATGATAAAAAAATAAAGGGAACCGTTCATTTTACGGAGGAGAAATCTAAGTCACGTGTACGAATAGACGTGGATTTGACAGGTCTAAAATCATCGGGATTACACGGTTTTCATGTTCATGAATACGGAGACATGAGTGATTCATGTGATAGTATGTGTGCTCATTTTAATCCTTATAATAAAACACATGGATGTCCGGGTATGAAGGAACGACACGTAGGCGATCTCGGAAATCTGAAAACAAACGCTAAAGGAGAAGCAAAATATACTTTTTATGATGATGTTATTAGTCTTCGTGGAACAAAGGCAAATATTATTGGGCGTGGATTAATTATTCATGCCGACGAGGATGATTGTGGTCAAGGTGGACAGCTGGATAGTTTGATAACAGGACATGCAGGAAAAAGAATAGCATGTTCTGTTATCGGGTATGCGTCTCCACTAAAAAAGTAACAAGTAGCAAGTAATAAGCAACAAGTAAAAATATTCAAATTGTGCCATGTACATACTTTATCGAATATAAAATGACGGGTCGATAACACGTTTTGCTCCATATGTGATTTTATCTGTATCGAATTCATTAATTCGTCTTTTTTCTAGTTCGCCCTCGCTGTTGCTGAAAACTATTGCTTTAATATTTAATTTTTTCATTCGCGTAGTACAATGAAAACAGGGAGCTGACTCAGCCATTTCACCGCTTCGCGAACGCCGTACAATATAAAGAACCAATTTCTGGACAATTTTGGGAGAAAGTTCCATGATACATAATTTGTGGAGTACTGATATCTCGGCATGAGCGCTACAACATTTGCGAAAGTGTAGCAGACCATCCTTGGAATGAGATCGTATATTATTACACCCTTTTGCCATAACTTTCCCATTCAAAACGGCAATACATCCATGTTGCATAAGAAGTGTAGACTTTGACGCTTCATCCAAAGCAATGCTTGCGAAACGATGGTCTTTGTTGCTAATGTGTCGTTGTCGATACACGTGCGGAACAAGTGTTGACGAAGATTCAGAATCTGATGAGTCACTTGAACTAGAACTAGAGCCAGAACCAGAACCAGAACCAGAACCAGATCCAGAATTAATAGAATGATCATAATTTTCAAATTTTTCATGAACAGGTGATGCAGTATTCTCTTTTGTTTTTTTATAAGAATACATAGTTGTTAACTTTTTGTTATATCTTAGATTATATAACAAAAACGGTTCAATTTCTTTTTTAAATAAATATATAAATTATTATTTAAAAAAGGAAAACAAAACAAAACAAAACAAAACAAAACAAAACAAAACAAAACAAAAAGCATAAATATTATCAACTATTTAAATATTTAACTAGTTCAGCTAATCTTCTTTGAAGGAGTCTCATTTGAAATAAGATAGATTGAGTTCTCGGTTACAATAATGTACTCAGTCTCGACTTTGTAAATATTCGCAATAGGGCTTGTGTATTCATCCTCACTCTTTACCAGAAGCTTTTCACCAGACTCACGCACACCGATGATAATAGACTTATCAAGAGATGCTGTCCAGTAATCCATCATAACAGGTTTATCCTGAACAATAGCTAATTTACAACTATGTTGCAGACAAACATTAGATGGAAGACGGTAAGCAGACTCACCGGTTTTTCCGCCAGAAGAAGAAGAAGAAGTTTGAGATTGACCTCCAGATTGCTGATTTTGACTTGCTGAACTCATATTATATAATTAACAAATTTAATAATCTTTAAATACTTATTAATAAAAAAACATATATTAATTAAATTAAAACTAAGTTAAATAAAAAACTATTATTTGGATTTATATTATTATTATTAGTTATTAGTTAAATTATTAGTTAAATTAATATTTATTAAAATTTTCATGTATAAAACAGCTAAATATCTTCAACGACATTAATAACTTTGCGACGTAATTTAACATTTTGTTTTTTAGGTTGAATAATATTCAACTGATTCCCGATTTCGGGGTATTCTACTTCTAGTAACTTTTTAAGAAATCCATATATACTATGTAATACATTCTCATCACATCGTCCAACGATTAGAACGCTTCCTGTTCGAAAAATCATAAACGATATTTCGTATGCTTTGTCAATTTCGCTTGCTGGTGGGTGTTGTCCTGTTTGGTGTTCTAGTCCTGGTATATAATAAAACTTGCTTTGAATTCCTGGATAAGAACATGCGTCATAATTGCTATTTATACGATATTTATATTTAAGAATATTATATAGTCTATCTCGGTTAATAAAGTATCCGCAATTAAAGTTCGAGTTAATAAGAACGGTTTCACATTTGTCGGGAATAAAATCAATATGTGGGCCGACCAATGGTCTTAAAATATTTATAAGAAGTTTCAAAACTTGAGTAAGCGATTCATCTGTTTGAATGCCCGGGATTTCCAATTTTCCGGTATTAAATACTTTTATATGCATTTCTTTGAAGCCATCGCCAGTATGATCGCGAATTCGCATAATAAGAACGAAGCAGTTGAAAAACGCGCGTTTTAACTTACAACGATAATTTAAAATATCTTTTTTACAAAGACCAACATTTATTTTGAGTTGAACTTTAAATTTTATTCTACCTTCCGGATTATCAATATGTTCTATTTCTTGTTCTTGGTAATATTTTTCATTTTTTAACAATTCTCTTATTTCCTCTAATTCTTTCGGATCTGTTGTAGAAACCTTAATTTGTTTTTTAATAATACACTCATTTGGGGTAGAGTATGGTGAAATTGGAATATTCCAAAATACCTTTTTGATATCAATCGGTTCATTCAAATATGATATCTTTGTTTTTGTAGATATATATATGTTACTACAAACTGGTTGCTGTTCTTCACCTTCAACTGCCACATTTACTATACTTGGTGGTTCACCAGCCAGTTCATCTAAATCGATATCATCTAGATCTTCGAGGTCACCAAGATCACCAAGATTGCCGTGTTCATCATCACTAGCATCATTAGACCTTTTCGACTTTGTAGTACTTTTTTTTGATTGAATAGTATTTTCTACCTTTTTTAAAGATGATAAATTTATTGTTTGTTTCGAAGACTTTAATTTTGATACACCTGACCCGAATGTCAATTTTTGTAATTCTGCTGGTTCCATGGACACCATAGTAGGAATTCTTAAAACAGTATTAGTTGTATCATGTGTATCAATAATAGCTGTATATGAAGTCATAGTTGAATCCATATTTTTTTGATATGAATTCGTAACATTATTTTTAGCACTATTTTTTTCATTTGATAAAATAATTGCTCCTTGTGTCAAGAAACTTTCCCATTCGTCATCAACGCCAGACATGTCACGAGTTTGACAAATTTCTATATCTCTATTTATTTCTATTATTTTCTTTAAGTTATTTCAATTATATATTTTCTAAAACAATATAGAGAATATATAAAATATGGTTACGAGATTGTTACGAGATTGTTACGATATTGTTACGAGATTACGTTATATTTTGTGTAAAAAATATTTTCATTTTGTAAATAATATAGTTTAATAGGTGTTCTGTTTTACAATCTTGGACATGCATAATATTTTCAATATTATATAAAAATTGTGTTGTTATTGGATAATTTCTTATGATGTAATTTAAGTAATTTTTTATTATATTTTTTGGTTCTATGTTGTATTCCCTGCTTATTTTGTTAATTTTTTTTAATATACTATCTATTTTTATATTTTTTGTACTTTTTTTAAAATATTTTGTTAACTGAATCCATAACTCATTTTTTATAATTTTACACTCATGTATTAGGTCTTGGTTAGATTGCATATAATTTATCATACTTCTAATATCAGACATAAAATGTTTTTGGATAGATATTAAAATATCGTCTTTAATTTTAAGATTTTCATTTTGGTTTATTTTTTGTAAAAATTTCAATATATCTTGTTCTGGAAGCTGATTAAATCGCATTCTTACAAACTCGGTTTGAAGTGATTCATCGATACGACTAATATAGTTACAAATAAGACAAAATCGTACATTGAAATTGTTATTATAGTTATTTAACAAATATCTGAGGGCTATTTGTGCTGTTTTTGTCATATAATCTACTTCATCCAAAATTACAAATTTCATACCATCTCCGAATAAAGATTTCGAGTTTACAAAACTATTTATTTGGTTCCGGATAATATCGATTCCTCTTTCATCAGAAGCATTCAAATGAATCATTAGACCCTTATTTTTAAGATTCATCTTTTCTTGATAAACATTTACCAAGTTAATAATAGTCGTCGTTTTACCCGTACCTGGTGGACCATAAAATAATAAATTAGGAAAGTAATTATTATCTATTATATTTTTTAATAATGTTTTATTTAATGGGTCCAATACAATATCTTCAAAACACGAAGGTCTGTATTTTTCTACCCATGGTGTAGAATTTTTAAAAAAATCGTTATTATTTGTACCTGTATTATTTAGACACTGTGTCGGCATTAATATATTAATATGTGACTTAACTGGTATAATATTTATATTTGAACTTAATATGAAATTTTCTGAAACGTTTTCTGAAACATTTTCCAATATATCATCATCGTGTTGGTTATCATAATCATTGTGATGGTTATTATCATCTACATTGTCATTTTCGTCTTTAGTATCTTTACATGTATTAGTATTCACCCGTTTATAAAATGAATATATTGTTTTACATTCTTTTTGAGATTTATTAAGATTATTAAGACTATTAAGACTATTCTCTAAGTTGGAATTTTTAGTTTTTATCATTGATGTAATATTTTAATTTTTACTCTATAATTGTTTATTTTTTAGTTTTAATAAGTTTTTTTATAAATATAATTGAAACATTATAATATATATAAATGAATAATACAGACTTATCTCATACACGTGAATTTATACCCATTCAACATATAAACAACAAAAAAATGAATGCTTCGTTGTCAGCGTGTTCATCCAATAATGTAAATGTAAAACAAAGCAATGAAGGATATTTAGAATTAATTCTGGGTCCTATGTTTTCAGGTAAAACGTCAACGTTGAAAAAAATATATGACCAGTGTATGTATTGTAATATTCCTGTTATGGTAATTAACTATGAAGAAGATAATCGGTATTGTGATGCTTCATTTATGTCTACTCATGACAAAATAATGATTCCATGTGTTAAAGGATTATCTATTTTAAAAATTTTGGAAACAAACAAAGAAAAAGTAAATGAATCGGAGGTGATCTTGATTAACGAAGGACAGTTTTTCAAAGATATAGATACCGTAATTCATCTGGTTGAAGATTTACACAAACGAGTTTATATTTGTGGACTAGATGGCGACTTTAAGAAAAATAAAATAGGTTCCTTGCTTGATTTAATACCTCATTGTGATAATGTTTATAAACTTAAGTCGCTTTGTAGTGAATGTCGTGACGGAAAATCTGGACTTTTCAGTTATAGAATTACAGATGAAACAGACCAAGTAGTAATAGGTGTAGAAAACTATAAACCTGTTTGTCGTGCGTGTTTCGAAAGACTTTCGAACACTAAGAGTTGAAATAAAACATATATTAAAACTATTTAAATTAGTCTTTTTAATTAGAGTATATATCATTAATATGAATACTAACACTAACAATAATATTACTAATGACACGAATGACACTAACACTAATATTACTAATGACACTAATATTACTAATGACACTAATGTTACTAATGACACTAATATTGTAAACACGGTACATGAAAGTAATATTCAAAATCCCGTAGTTATCGTTGAGAAGAAAAAAAGAGGAAGAAAAAAAACTATAAAGACGGATATTATTTTGCCGAATCCGTCTGAAGATAGTACAACGACCGTTGTTACTGAAAAAAAAATAAGAAAACGCAGGTCTAAAAAGAACATGGCTATAGCAAATGCTTTAGCAAGTGTGACGGATAATATAAATAGTAATGAAATTACAGATTTAAAAGAAGTAGTTCCTGGTGTGAAAGTTAGAAAGCGAAGAGTATGTAAGTCTAAAAATAATAAAAATCCAGATATAGGTGATGGTATTAATACCGACACAAATGTAATAATCGATTCAAATAACCCTGAAACACATCCTCCCGAAGAAAAGGTAGCTAAAAAAAGAGGTAGAAAACCAAAAGGTGGTAAAATTATTACCCAAAAATTAGAAGAAAATAATAATAATAATGAAATACCTAACATTATTTTACATTTAAAATGCTCTCTTAATGATATCAAAAATAAAAATAAAGATAACTCAAATAATGATGAAATGGAAAAAAATGAAATACAAAGCTATAATAATTCAACCCAATTAAAGGGTAGTGATATTTATATTAAAAATGGACAATCTAATACAGAAGCAAAAAAATCATCTAATGTATCATCGGCATCGGCATCAGTTCCAGTATATAGTGATAGTTTATCTCATTTGTTTAAAGTATATAATCCGGCTGTTATATCTACCGATGAAACAAACAATGAACCAAACATGGCGAAAGCTGTTACGAATAATGAAATTTTAATTCAGAGGTCGGGTTTGTTTAATAATGTATATTCACCTGATGTTAATTTATATAATACCGAGTATGATGATGGCGATGATGGAGACAGTGTATCAGGAACATGTAAAAATGAAAAGGAAATATGGCGAAAAATAAATCAACTAAAAGTTAGTTTTCACAAAAGCGATATTTGTAAAAATACTGGAGGAACACAGCGTTCGGCATGTTTTTGGTGTACATGCGAGTTTGATTCGCCGGCAATATATATACCCAAGACATTAACAAAAGACGTATATAATGTATACGGTTGTTTTTGTTCACCCGAATGTTCGGCAGCTTTTCTTATGAATGAAAATATTGATACTTCTACCAAGTTTGAAAGATATCATTTGTTGAATCTACTTTATGGGAAGATATATAAATATGAGAAAAGCATTAAGGTCGCACCCAACCCTTTTTACCTTTTGAATAAGTTTTATGGAAACCTGACAATACAAGAATATAGAAAATTATTTCAAAGCGATCAAATGATATATGTAGTAAATAAACCGCTTACTCATATTTTGCCTGAACTTTATGAAGATAATAATGACTTTCTTCTTAATAATAAAATTATACCAACGAATTCTGTAAATATCAAAAAAAATAAACCACTAAAGAGTAATATTATCAATAATGCCTTTGGTATTACAGTGGGTGGTAATTGATGTTTAAAGATTAAGATTAAGATTAATTTTTGAAATTATGACTATTTTTATAGTTATAATTTAAGTATTATTATATAATGAAACTACCGTTCATTAGTTGAAGCTTATTGCGTCTGTGCTTGTCCTTGTGCTTGTGCTTGTGCTTGTGCTTGTGCTTGTGCTTCCTTTGCTTTTTGTTGTTTTTCCAAAAATTCATTATATCTTTTTGCTTGTTCTTGTTTCTTCATATAATTAATAGAAGCATTATCCATATATTCTCTAATAATTCCATATCTTTTTTGATGAAGAGACTTTGAATTTTTTTCCTTTTCGCGTTCCTCGCTTTTATCTACAACGCCTAAAAATTCTTTGATTACAAGAGTAATATCGCCTTTGTGTTTTTCTAAACTAGCAATAGCTTCTTCTCTTGTATATGTAGTTTGATTCATAGTAATTTCAATAAATCTTTCATATTTTTGTTTTTGTAAATTAATGTAATACTCTTTTATTAAATCTTGTTGTCTTTTTTTTTCAATTTCACTTTCACTTAAAATTATATTTTCCTCAGTTACAATGTCATTCTTTAACTTAACTGTTTTGTTTACAATTTCATTTGTTTTTTCTTCTTTTTCCGTTACTGAATTTTCCATTAAATATATTTACTATATATTTATTTATTAAATATTTTTTAAATCATATTAAACGAATACCATTATTTATATATATCTACAATAACATTTCCTAAACATTATAAACAATGTCTGAAATTAAATCGGAAAATGTATATAAACAGGAAAATTCATCACAAAATACAAATCATAAAAATAGTAAAATAGATATTACTCCTATATTGAAAGATGTTGAACAATGTATAAAATCTGGACTTCATGATAAATTACAATCATTTTTTTATGAATTTGAAACATACGAAAATACCCATAATGAAGTTTTTAACTTAACTGTTGTAAAAAATTTAGTACGTCATAACAACGTATTAACTCGCGTAATTAACAAACGTCTTTGTAAACCTACCAGCGATGACGATGAAGAATCTGCTAGTGAAAATGATTTTTCAACAAACTCAGAATTAAATATTCTTAAACAAGAGGTTGTTTATCTTAGACAAGAGTTGAGTAAATACAAAAAGTTACATAACGAATCAGAAGACTCATCTATTAACCTTGAAATTAAAGAAAAAAAATGTAACTGTTCATGTCATTGTAACAAAAACGAAGATAATATTAGTATTGTAAATGAAATTTTATTGGGAGAAAATATTAAAAATATTATATTACAAGATAATAAAAATGATGTAGATCATGTTGATAATGTAAGTGAAGAGGAAGAAGAGGAAGAGGAAGAGGAAGAGGAAGAGGAAGAGGAAGAGGAAGAGGAAGAGGAAGAGGAAGAGGAAGAGGAAGAGGAAGAGGAAGAGGAAGAGGAAGAGGAAGAGGAAGAGGAAGAGGAAGAGGAAGACATCAAGATTCAGGTTGCTTCTAATACGATTGAAACCAAAGAAGAAGCTCAACATGAGGAGGTAGTTGAGGAGGAAGAGGTAGAGGAAGAGGTAGAGGTAGAAGAGGAAGAGGTAGAAGAGGAAGAGGTAGAAGAGGAAGAGGAAGAGGTAGAAGAGGAAGAGGAAGAGGAAGAGGTAGAGGAAGAGGAAGAGGAAGAGGAAGAGGAAGAGGAAGAGGAAGAGGAAGAGGAAGAACAAGTAAAGTTACCTACATTTCCTACAAAAAGTGAAATTGATTCTAGTAATACCAATGATGATGTTGAGACAGAAACAGAAGAAGAGGATACTGAGGAGGAAGAAGAGGAAGCTGAGGAGGAAGCTGAGGAATTATTTGAGGTAGAGATTAATGGTGTAATGTATGTATCCAATGATGATGAAGATGGAAACATTTATTCATATGTAAATGAGGAAGTAGGAGACAAAGTTGGACAATTTAAAGATAAGAACGCAACTATTTTCGAGGGAAAAAATAAAGGAACATATGATAGAACAAAATGTAAATTTGATTTGTAATTAAAATTATTGATTATTGACTAATATGTAAAAACAATTATTTGTAAAACCAAATATTATGTTATATTTTTATAATATAATATAATATACAATAAATAAATAAACAATGGTTTTAGAAAATGTATGCGCACCAGCACTTTTATATTTAGCATTTTCAATTATTCAAATAATTATTGATATGTACCGTGGCGATACAATACAGGCCTTTTTTAAATTTATTGTGATGATTATTTTCACAATAGTTCTTAATGCGATATGTAATAGCGGTATGACAATAATTTCATGGTTTATTGTTTTTATTCCTTTTATTTTAATGACTTATGTTACTACTATTTTGTTCTTTATATTCGGAATTAATCCTTCAAAAATGAAACCATCTGATAAAAAATGTTGGGAAACTCAGTTTGGTTGTTGCGATGACGGTATAACTACAAAAGAAGATCCATCAGGAAGAAGTTGTCCGCGTATGCAGTTAGCAAATGTATTAATGGTTCGTGAACCTACAGCCGCAAATAATAAAGATGACCACTATTTGTATCCCCAAGGCAGAAGCTCTCGTGATTATTCAATCGGTGGGGGAAGTGTACGAACAAATAAAGGATATTTTAGAGATAATAATAAAGACCGTGACTATTATGACTCTAAAAAGTCAGGAAAATATAGAGACAGGTTAAGAAGCGAAATTTCCCCGAAAGCCATGTATAGTAAATCTTCATATTCAAAATCTAGATTAAATAAATCTGACTGGAAGGACTGGAATGATGATAAAGAAGTACAAGATAAAATAGCAGAAACATCTACCCCTGCTACTTCCGATTTACAAGAGAAATCAATGCTAAGTTTTCTACTTCCACTTTTATTGTCTCAATCACAGTCTAAATTAATGTCTCCACAAGTAGGAGGAGCGGCATCAGCTCCAGCTCCAGCTCCAGCTCCAGTTCCAGCTCCAGTTCCAGCTCCAGTTCCAGCTCCAGTTCTAGCTCCGGCTCCTGCTCCTGCTCCTGCTCCGGCTCCACCACAAGCCCCGACACAAACAACAACATCAGTACCATCAGCGCCTGTGCGTGTTTAAATTAAAATATAGTAACCATGTAAAAATTGTTATATTTTATTATTATTATTAAATTACTGAATTACTAAAATATAATATTTATGTAAAAGATTTAAACATATATAAATATTATAATACACAGTTACAAATAGTATTCACAGAAATGAAAAATCATACATACAGATATGAAAGCGACGAAAGAATGGACGTTACATTTTTTAACTACTTTAGCACTATCTCTTTAGGGCTAATGTGTTACTCATTTTTTAACCCTGGATTTATGTTTGATATGTCGATGTTTTTAGCATATGGGTTTGCCAAGACGATGATTACCGGTTACGATTTATATAATAAATATATTTATTATCCATATAGAAAACATATTAAGAAGCCCTTGATGGATATTTTGAATATAGATAATGGACTATACGAAATAGAGGTTATTAAAAATGGACAAATTATTTACAGATTTAAGACAATATCAGATTTTATTAAGTATAATCCTATTAAATTTATTACCGATGATGACCAAGAATCTGATTCTGAATCCGGTTCTGATAATATTAATGATACTAATGACAATAATGAGGATAAGTCTGAACCACTAGCATGTACAGAGTCAGGTATCAAAGTTGAAACACCTGTTGATGCTGACCTTACAAATGAGAATATTGATATTCATGAAAATGAAGAATCAAACCATAATGGTGATAGCGATGGTGATGGTGATGGTGACGATGAATGTGAGGTTGACACTGATGACACTCATGACACCGATTACACTGATGACTCCAACGATGATAACCTTATTCTAGAACCTGGTGAATATGATTTTGTTCTAAGGAATATTTACTTCGAAGACGATACTGTAAATACACCATTTGGTTATTGTTTGAAATACGAAACATTCCGAAAGTCTGATATGAAACCAAAGAACTATACATATGAGGAGATGAAAAATATGTTATCTAAGCGAAGATTCATCGGAATACACCTTAATACGGAAGAAAAGGACTATATTATTAACTTGACGAGTCCGGTAAATTATTATCTTGTAAACAATACAATTCTAGATTACTCGTTTCTTAAAATGTATCTTTTTAATCGTTATAATGTTACTTTAGGAAATACTTATAAGTTGTCGTGTATTGACAATTTTATCGAAATGTATAATATTGAACAAGGTAAGAAGTTTTTTGTCAAGAAGAATACATTTAAGGTAATAGATGATGAAACTTATAAGGTTGATGAAGAATCCGTTTCTCCTTTTGTTTCCGAAGAACAAAACAATGATACATCAAAATTGAGACAAGATACCGGTGATGCTTTAACAGAAGCAGATATCGAATTTGTTGAGTGTAATTATAATAGTCAGTGACGAAACTTACGAAAGTTAAATAATTAAATTTAACAATTAATAAATAAATAAATTTAATAATCAATTTAATAATCAATAAATAAAGTATATTATAAACCTATATAGAAATATATGTTTATAATATATCATAATGGTTGATAGTGATACTCATAATTCTCCTATTGTATTGAAAATGATTAACGACACGAATACATTAGACGAAAAATCCAGCGAATCCAATAATTTACATAAATTATCTGATACATGGATATTATGGGCACATCTTCCACACGACACCGACTGGAGTATTAAAAGCTACATTAAAATATGTTCTTTTAATACTGTAGAAGAGACCATTTCCATTATAAACGTACTCCCGGCAAAATTAGTTACAAACTGTATGTTATTTATAATGCGTGAAGGTATAAGCCCTACATGGGAAGACCAACGCAATCGCAAGGGTGGCTGTTTTTCGTATAAAATAAGCAACAAAGATGTTTCGCAGGCATGGAAAGAACTTACTTATGTTCTAGTTGGTGAATCCATGGCTGATAATAAATCAATACTCCCTCTCATTAATGGTATAACTATTTCCCCTAAGAAGAATTTTTGTATCGTCAAAGTATGGTTAGCAAGTTGCGAATTTAGAGATTCTAGTGTAATCAAAGAGTTACACGGAATCTCATCTCATGGTTGTTTGTTTAAAGAACATATGCCTGAGTATTAATAATTAAAAACATGATTAAATAATAATTATATCAATACGTCAAATATTATATCAATACATCAAATATTATATCAATACGTCAAATATTATATCAATACATCAAATATTGATATAATAGCAAGACCAAGTATATGTTTCACGAAGAAGGTAAAGGAGAAAGCGCTAGCTTAACCTCACCCAAACTCGCAACATAATATTTAATAACTAGAGGTAGGTCATTCTCCAAATACATTTCAATTTGGCTACACAGATTTGTGCATTTGATAAAATAACTCAAGTTTTTAAGTGAGAACTCACCTTGAATAATTTTACTCGTTGATTGCTTCTGAATAAATTTCATGCTTTCATCTGATTCTACTCGCCGCACCTCCGCCGTAGCAAACTGTCCTGAGCATTTGAAAATAAGCTCATTACCAACCGACTTGATCTCCAACTTCTCTGACAAATATGACAAATCTCGAATAATCTTTTGAAAATCAGCAGAAGGCAAATTGATTACTGACGAAAATACAACATTTGGTTCCTCTAACTCCTCAGAATCCGGCTCAATGAGTCGCAACTTCTGCGTCTTACACTGTTTAATATCTCCATTCTCAAACTTAAGCCCCAAATGAGATACAATACCATCATTGTAATCTTTCTTCTCAATATATATTGTCAGTGTATCATCATTGTCAATCGAATTAATCAGCTTAAATAAATGAAACATGTTTACACCAATAATAATCTTCTCCTTATCACACTCATATAGTTCGAAGTTTTCGGCAGCTAGATGAAGATGCGCCAACATTGTATGCGATTTGTCCATATTGATAATACGAATACCATCCTTCTTAAATGTAATATTTGTCTCCAATAAAATATCCTTTAGCGCTGTCATTAGTGTCCTAAATGGCGCAATTTGAACCGTTTTGATTGTAAGAACATTATCTGGATTACTCATCCTTGGTTTTATATATATATCTTATTTTAAGATAAATCTTTAAATAGTTATGACTATTATTAAAAATATATAAATAAAATATTATTTAAACAATATTAATTATGAATAATAATAATAATGAATAATAATAATGAATAATAATAATAATGAATAATAATAATAATAATGAATAATAATAATAATGAATAATAATAATTAATAATAATAATAATAATTAAGAATAATAATTTATATATATATATACAGCTAATACACATTTTTTAAATGACTACAATCACTACAATCCCTACAATAAAATCATCTATACCACGCACACTACCCATGCCTAATTTATTAATTAATCCCCAACCATTCACTTCACCCCCTGCACCTCCGGTATTTTCTTCTCATTCATCAACAGACATAGAGAATGGAAAAATAATTGAAGAACATGGTTTCATATATGTTAGTGTAAAAGGAGATCCAGGAGACAGAGGATATGCTCAAGGATTTTTATTAGCAGATAGGATTGTAAAATTTATAAGAACATATGCCTTTTTTGTTTGGAGTGAATATGGAAGAGATATTACATTTTTTACTAAAATGATAAAAGATTTATTTGGTCCCATCGTTTTAAAACAGTACAATGAATACTATTTGGAAATGGAAGGTATTGCTCGTGGAGTCGTAGATAAAATAACAAAATTATCGAGTAAACAAGAAATAGATAAATACTTTAAAGAAGAAGCGATTGAAGGTAACAAAATAGTTTTGCCAGCCAAATCACATCTTGATTATAGTAACCTAGCTTATAATAATGCTTCCGAAGAAGAAAAACAAAAATATACAAAAAATGGAAAAATATTAATAGATATCAACTTTGATATAATTTTTCTTTTAAATTGTATTGTATCAGTAGACTATGTATATGATAAATTAACAGATATTTTTAAAAATAATGAATCTCTCAAAACTTCATCAGTATATAAAGAATATTTTAGAAGTTTACAACCTGTAACAGGAGAATCGAAGTCAAGCGCACAGTCAGGAGACTTATTTAATTTATTTAAAGGTGGTAATGAAAATTCGCAAAGTCAATCAGGCGGAGCATCAGATAGATGTAGCGCTTTTATGGCCATCGGGGACAAATATACAGCTGGAGGTGGAATTGTATGTGGACATATTACCTTCGATAACTTTATTATAGGACAATTTGATAATGTCATTCTATATATGGATACATCAACCTCACATACGTCACAAAAACCATCTTATAATATACTTATGCAAACTTTCCCTGGTTCTATATTTAGTTCAACTGACTTTTTTGTTACATCAGCAAATATGATGGGAACAGAAACTACAATTGGTGGATTTTATTCTTTTGAATTACAAGCCCCGTCATGTGTTCGTTGCCGCAAAGCAATGCAATATTCCGGAACACTAGATGACTATATTAAATATCTTAGAGAAAATAATTCTGGAGACTATGCAAATACATGGTATATAGGACATACAGCAAGTAGAGACTCTTCAGGAAAAGAACGTGCTGAAATTATGAGAATTGAATTAGGTCTTAAATACGTACATGTTGAAAAAAAGACAGACGGATATTTTATCGGTTTTAATGCCTGCGATGACCCGCGTATTCGCAACATTGAATGTAAAAATGACGGATACTTTGATATACGCCGACATTCTGGCGCAAGACGGGTCGCCTTAGATATGAAAATTAAAGAATATACAGAAGGCGTTAAACGAATCTCAGCAAACGAAGCACAGTTAATACTTTCCAGTCACTGGGATGTATACTCGAGACAAGACAATCCATGCTCTCGTACTATATGCTCTCATTATGATCTTGATAAACGCGAATATATGTCTCAAGAAAGTAGACCCAAGCCATACCAACCACGAGGAGCTGTTGATGCTAAAATATGCACTAGTGATCTCTGTAATAACATGCAGTTTTTGGCGCGATGGGGGAACGCATGTGGAATAGACTTCAAAAAGAATGATTTTTGTAACCTTCACCCGCAGTGGGATTACCAGCGTGCATATTTGGAAGATAGGTTACAAAAACCATGGGTAATTTGTAGCAGAGTGAAAATATCAAAGCAACATAGTGACATGGGTGCTGCAATAAAAGAATACGATTTTACTGCTGTTAAATATTCACCGCGTTCTATGCTTCCACTGCCTCTACCTCTTCCACATCCTGATCTTCTACACTCTTTACAACGTGATGTTAATATTCTTGAAATGGGAGGTTCAAATGAAGAAGTAAACGATTTTGATAATAAAAAAGAGTTAAGAGAATTTATAAAAATATTTAAAAAACAAAATAAAAAGGGTTATAAGAAAAATAACTCTAATACAAGAAGGAATACAAGAAGGAATAAAAGAAATGATAAATAAATAAATATTTAGTAAATAAATATTTAGTAAATAAATAGTTAGTAAATAAATAGTTAGTAAATAAATAGTTAGTAAATAAATATTTATTTACTAACTATTTATTTACTATATAATGCCTAATAACAACATTGGATTAATTTTTGGAGTTCCAGCTGATATAAATAATAAATATGTTCATGGTTCTGGCGTTGATACTTCTACATATTCAGTTAGATTAGCTAAAAGAAATCGCGCATCACAAAAAAGATCAATTACTACTACAGGTACACAAATTTTAAATACACAAATTCCAAATATGCTAACACAAAATCAATTACACCGACCGAAAAGAAAAATGAGACAAACTTTATATAAAAAATAAAAATCGTTCATTTAATCTTTTTGGTGATATAAATGCACTCTTAAAGAGCATTATACTATTTGACGACTACAACCAATTACGATTGTAGTGGTTAGTATATTTTATTGAAACTTATAATCACGCTTATATTTTTCAGGTCTTTCTCCTGTTTCTATATAGTGATTAAATACCTTTTGTATATTTTTACATCCATTCTTATCACGATTGATACACCCCTTCCGTTTGTTTTCCATTTTAAATGTTAGGATTGCGTGCATCTTTCGTTCTATGTTTCTCTTATCTGGTAAATATAAATTATTACATAATTCTTCTGTTTTGTAATTCAGGCATGATGTTCTAAATTCATCTATATTATAAACTTCAAATCTGGTATTTAGTTTTCTTTTTATTGATAAATTTGGGGTTGATATAAAATTTCTAATCTGTTTTCCAATACTCCAATCACCAATTATGATTTTTATATCCTTACCATAGCTTATAAATTATTTTATAATTTACAATCAATCCCTAGAGCTAATGAGATTGAAAAGCATAAAGATAATTTTATTAAATTTACACAAACAATTAATCAGAAATATCCTCATCTTACAGTATCTACTTATCTCATGGATTTAGATGGTACTATTGTAGCATTGTAGTAACGCGTATTTCATACATATGATAATAAACATATATAAATATTTATTATAATATATTAAACGTTGTATTATATTATATACATATACACACATACACCAATACACTATTCATTACAATGATAGTATCTATACTACCATCACCACAGCAAGATAAATGTTCCCCAAAACTTGGACCAAAACCGGATCCTACAACTGAGTGCGAAGAACTTGTAACTATTATAAAAGAATTATATGATAAATACATAGAAGACGACTATGCTCGCACTGCTTTAGTTTCTCATATAAAGAATACTCTTCCGTCTCTTTTACAACAAAAATGTGATGCTAGAGTTCAGCGCGAAGAACGTCGTAAAACCCTCGAAGAAACATCGGAAGAATTTATTCGCGAGTTTATCAATAGTTCTTCTTATTACTATAACCAAAATATCGACCTCTTTTTTGTCTATCATAACAACACATATAAAATAATAAATGAGGATGAAATCGAGCACGAGATTAGAACTACAATTACCGATCAGCAAAATGCCGAATTGTCTACATGGAAGTATAAAATTAAAAACCAGATTATTAAAAAGATAAAAGAGCGAGACCTTCTAACTTCTATTCCAGAATCAGAAACAATTCAACGCGTATTAAATGCTCTCACACCTTTCGTATTTAAGAATAAAGATAATGCAAAATATTTTCTCACCATTATCGGAGATATTCTGCTTAAAAAAAATACAAATACGTATTTTATTTCAACCAAGGCGAAACAATTTATTAGCGAACTTGGTGAAGAAAGTTATGCTCTTTTTGGTACGTCAAATATGATGAATCATTTCAAATTTAAATTTTATGAGCATAAATATGAAGAGTGTCGACTCATTGACATTGTTGAGAATGTTATTTCATTTCCTTTTTATACACATAATGAAGGTTTGAAACATGCTGCCGGATATAATGGACTCGGTCACTCTTCATCTTCTTCATCTCTTTCAAGCCTTGTGGGTGGCATAGGTATGGGTATGTCATTATCTATGTCAAATAGTGGAATATCTACTCCAAAAACGCCTACAACACCTGGTCATGGTCATTCACACGCACACTCAGCAAATATTATTCAAAAACAAAGCATGCTCGATTTGTTTTGTGTAGCAGCACACTATTCATCGCGGTTTAATAGTGCCGACTTGTTTATTGAAAAAACGTGTAAAGACCGTACTGTAAAAGAACAGGCTTTTTATTTGAAAAATACAACCGATGATGGTATTCTTTCTCGATTTATTTCGTCAACAACGGAGCCGTGTAAAGGTGTACATATTACTTGGAAAAATATGCTTTACCTTTGGAAAATCTTCATAGAAGAAGAGAAAGTCCCTAATGTTTTTTTCACAAGTGTTCTTAAAAAACATCTTATGAAACGGCTTGAGTATTCGTGTGAACACATCAACGCAAATACGAATGTCGTGATGAGTAGTATTGGTGGAGGAGATATGGGAGGGCTGTATACAGGAAGTCCTGGAGATTCCGGAGGAACAGGAGGAACAGGAGAATCAGGAGAAATAGCTGAAGTGTATACAGAAATACTGGATAATAGAGAGATGTTTTTGAATATTACGAGCAAACATTTACCTCTTGTTGGAAAATTCATGTCATTTTGGAATGAAAATATTAGATGTAATCATACTGAAATCGAGTTAGAAATAGATGAATTATCGACACTATTTTTGAACCATGGAAATGTTTATCATGGAAACCAGAAAAATATTCAGACAATTACGGACCAGACAATTTTAGGATTTATTCGCCACTTTTTGCCAGATATTTGTATTGAAGAAGACAAATACTTGATGAATATTGGGTGTAAGTTATGGGATAAAAAACAGGAAATATTGAACGGGGTTGAAGAATTTAAGAAGGCAAATTTAGTTGGAAACAATAATACGACAAACGGTGCTTTAGGAAAGGGTAAGAGTAAGAATAAAGATGGAGCGAAGGATATAAATTTAATTATTGCCAAGAAAGACATCGATGTTGAGTTGTCTGTAACATCTCCTCTTGCGTCATCATCATCATTCCCTGTTCACACGATATATGACTTTTACTGTAAATGGGGATATAAACATAATAAAATGGTGGTAAGTAAAAGATATTTTGAGAAATTCTTTATTGACAACTATGGGGACAGTTTAACAGAAAAAAATGGAACACTTTGGTGGAGTTATTAACTTAAAGATAATATATAATAACTGACTTATTTATTATAATATAAATATATATATTATATATATTTATATTTATATTAGCTATAAAAGTTAATGGCTAATCTTCAACCTGTTGGTGGTTTACCATTATTATGTGATATATTATTTAACCCTGAATATAGTATTAAAAGCCCTGTATATTCAGGTGCCGTTTCACTATTCTCTGTGTTACGAGATAACCCTCGCTACTATAAAAGATATATCCAAAATAGGGGTGATAATTTTTTAGAGATTATGAATACTGAAGAACAGTCTGCAAAAGAAAGTGCTTATGCTGCCGGTGGACCATTAGAAGAAAATATTGATAATAATATTGTTATTTCGGGAAGAAGTCCAAGAGCATTAGCTGCACCCGTAGGTACTTTCGGTCAAGCAGCAGCAGCAGCAGCTCAAGAAGCAGCAGTATATACAAATTTAATTCAATTTGTTTCTACTATTAGAGGTAATATTAACACTATTTGTGATTTAATGTTACACTTAGTTCAACAAATTCAAACACAAATTATACAAGTTGTCCCCATACAAGCCGCACAAACAACACGCATATATGATAATATTCTTTTAGTTAGAAATCAATCAGCTACTGTTGGTACGCAACAAATATTTCCAAAATTTTCACTTAATATTGTATGTCAAAAAGAGCCATTATTACAAACCATATTAGTAGCAGGAAGAGAAAACGGCATGGGTAAAGTTTTAAATGATTTTGTTTTTAGAATATTACAACCACATTTTACAAATTATGCAAAACTAAAAATTGTTGAACCATCTGACTCCAGTCGTCTATGGCAAGTTAAAATTTCAATTCATGAAAATGACTTTATATTTTTTACTGTACAAATTATTAATGTTCATGCTGCTTTTTTTGCTACTACTTTTCCACCCCCACCAGATAATGCTGGTCGTCTTCAAAATCCTCAGATTTATGAAAATTTATGTTTTTCTTTATACAATAAATCCAATAGCAGAGACTTTAACTGTTTATGTAGTTTATCTGAACTAGATACTTTTATATTTATCCAAATAGGACAAGCAAATTTAAATAATTTATTATTAGCTATTGAACATTTTTTAACATATTTAATAGACGCCCAAGTAATTGTTAAAAAAAAATATTTTATTCTTGGATTACTTAATTTAATATATTGTTCTAGTCAGTCGCAATATACAATCGAAACAAAAGTATACAGATGGTTATTTGACCGACCTGTTCCAGAATTAAATATTGTTGTAGGACAAGACAATAAAAATGTATTTCTTTATGCTATGCGTATAATACAACATGTTAATATTTTATGTAACCAAATACCTGATCAAGCAGAAAAACCACGAGTTGTTATGGGTGGTGGAAAACAATACTCATTATTTCAAAAAGCTTTAAATAATTTTAGTATACGTAATGTACATATTTTTAATGTATCTAAGCAAAGAATTGTTGATGAAATTTATCCCGATGACGGAACTCTTCAACAGGATGAACTACGACAAACACTAGATAGAGATTTAATACATCCGACTGTAAAAGCAGCTGCCGATGCCGATTTTGGATTTTTTCATAAAAGAGGAGCATTAGGTTCAGCAGAATGTATGTCAGTATGTATGATACTACAAGTGGCATTAAAAAAATTAATTGATTTTAAACTTAACGAAGTTCCGACAAATATAACACCTTATGAGATTGATATTGGAAACTCTTGTATTGGTAACCCTCCATCAACACTTAGTTCGTTGCGCATAGTTTTAAAGAATTCATTATTATTTTATAATAACCTTGACGGTGTAAATGATGATATTACGGCAAGTATTACTAGACTACTTGGTTTACTTAATATGAACCTCGTTGATATAGCTTCTACTATATCACCATTTGACATAGTTCCAAAAGGTTCAATGGAAGACTATGTTCAACATATAATAGAAGCCGTATTATTATTTGGTGGCATACAAACACCAGACCTAACTGACCTAACTATTTTATCTCAAATATTAAGTAATTATTCCATGATTACAATAGAAGGCTTTTCATCACCTTTGAAGGGAATATTCGATATATTTTATACATTATTTATAATTGAAAATTTTACAAATAGAACATTAGTTACACAAAAAATAAATAAAGAGTTAAAAAGAATATCTATTTGTTCTCAAATTTTATACTTACATTATGTTGAGCTAATACCGTTAGTAGAAGCTGCTGCTATACAAGGTAGTATGCCGGCTGGTAGAGGAAATGCTATAATAACTCCTATGTTAGATATTTTAAGAGATATGATAAGTTATGGGTATAATGGTAATTTACTTGATCGTGCTAACTTTGCTGTAATAATGAGAAAATATGTAGAGTTTATAACTACACTTATTAATTTTAACAAACAGGCAGCAGGACTTCTACTTAACTTTTACTGTGTTAATCCTACGCCTCCCAATAGTAGAGGTTTAACAACAACCGAAACATTTTTTATGAATTTATTAGAAAATTCAAACCATGAGCCTCTACCTCCTCCGCAAGATCAACTTGCCGATTCACCTCCACAACCAGCTGATGCTCCTCCTCCTGCCGACTTTTTGGATATTCCTGCAAATGATCGTACTATATTTATGAATTGTTTAGGATGTATACCTGGAGTAATTGGAGCAATGAGAGCAATGCCTATAGATTTACTTAGTACGTTATATCAAAATAAAATTTATGCTTCTTATAGAGATACAAAGAATAAAAGTAACTCTATAGTTGTTATATCTATAGCATATCAATCTTTTTTGTGGAATACGGTAAATAGACCTCTTATACGACTAGGACAACTTACACCATTAGAATTATTAGAAGATGATGAAAAATTTGTTTTTTCTCCTGCTCCTCCTCCTGCTCCTCCTGCTCCTCCTCCTGCTCCTCCTGCTCCTCCTCTTCAGGTAATTGGATTATTAGATATATTTACACGTAGTCCAACTTTCTTTAACAGTTTATTAGCAGCAGTTGCGCCATGCTATGACCCATTACAAAATTTTTTAGATATATCTACAGAAGTGTTTGATAATATAACAATTAATAATCCTATAAAGTTTCAATTTATGTTTTGGTTTATAACGTGTATTTTTGGAATAAAAACAAAATCAACACCTAAAAAATTAATATCATTAGTAAGAACAAGTTTAAAAGGTATTAAGAATTCAGTACTATTAGATGCTCAGTTTATGTGTAACATACTTGGATGCGTTATTACTTTTCCACGTAATCCTAACCCAAGACCAGCACCGATAGAATTATTAGGGGAAGATGGAGGAGTAGCAGCGGCACTACAAAGACCTGAGAATTATGATGATGTATTATTTCTTGCATATGACCCATATACTATTGAAAAAGCTTTTACCCTGTATAAAAATGCAGAGCAAAATTTTAGACCGGATCCTGAAAACTATGTATTTAAACTTGGCAACACGATAGCTATAAAAAAAGATAGTAAAGTTTTAAGAAAAGATATTTTATCAAGATTAACTGATGCATTTTCAAAATTACCAAGAGGACAAGCATATTTAAATCAGTCATATAATTTTATGAATGCGGCTTTGACAGGAGTTTTAGGAACTTTGGGTGGAGATATGTCAATTGCAAATATTTTAAGAAGAATTTCCCAAATACCTGGTATGTTAACAGATAATCCATATAAACCTACACCGCATGATGTATCAAAATTTATTGATTTTAGAGTAACACCACAATCTTATCGTAACGAATGGATTAATTACTTGGTTACAGAAATTTTTAACTCAGAAAATGATGGAGAAAATTTATTTAATCATATGAAACTATTAGTTTTACTATATAAATATTTGACATTATTACCAGCCTATCTAGAAACACACGAAGTGATTAACCAACCTGGAAGAGAAACAACACAAGCCGCAATAGGAATTGCACAACAGTTAATACAAAGAAACTATAGTTGTGTACAAATATCAGTGGCACAAGCAGCTGCGATCGAGGGTTTAACACCAGCAGGATTACTTCAAAATATTCAAGCTGCTCAGGATACGACACAACAACGAAATATTGCCGATAATACTGATATTGCTACTGTTGCTGCTGCTGATGCTGCACTCCCGGTTCGTGGTCGTCGTCGCGCTGCGGCTCAACCCCTTCCTGCACCTGTTGCTGAACCCCCGGTTCGTAGTACTCGTCGCACTGCTACTCCTCCTCCTCCTCCTGAGAATACTAAAAAAGGACGTCAAGGTGGAGGCACAATCCGCACCCGCAATCATAGTTCACCTAAAAAAACAAATAACCATACCCGTAAGAATAAGTATAAGCGCAACAATAAAAATAAATATAAAAAACAGAAATTCAGTCCTAAATATAGAAAAATAAACCCATCATCGCGTTCAGGGTCCCAATCAAACAGAAAGAAATCTAATTCAAAACTCCCCGAGAAAAATGTAACATTCAAGCGAAGAAGGTATAACAAATGATATAAATAACTAACCCCATACCTAATGTTTGAACAATATTTTTATAATAATATATTTTCAATACTAGAAATATATTATTTGATTCATTTTGGTATAAATTTGTTAGATTTTCATGATACATCTATTTTTATTTATCACACATAATTTCGATTAATCTCACGCATCTGTAACACCTCATGTTTTTAAGTCTCTCGTATAACTCCCCTCCTCAATCTACTTGCGAGCCTTGCGGGACTTTCTAGCACCGATCTTAACAGCGCCAAACTTGCCCTTCTTTGCTGTGTACCCATACTTCAACAAACGCTTCTCGCGTTTTGCTGATTTGTGTTTTTTCTCTGAAACAATGCGACCATTCTTGTTCATAACCAAATCCATACGAGTTAATCCACCGCTAGTCTTATAAGCAGTCTCATGCCATACTTGCGCGCGAGAACCAACAAGTATCTCAAATACGCGTCCATTGATTGTATATTTGCCGTCAGGGCGTCTTTTGTAGCTGTGATGCATTTTTATACCTTATAGAAAAGAATGAGAAAAAAATATTATTTTAATTATATTTCATAATTTGTAATTATGTATTTTGTATTTTGTAATTAAAAGTTATACAATAAATCTCTAAATATATCCATGATTACACAATTACACAATTACACAATTACACAATTACACAGTTACACAATTACATAATTCAATTATCCATTTCTACTCGTCGTTGCTGGACCTCCCTGAATTCCTCCAATACTCGGACCTAAACCCGATCCATTTTCATTAGGAACATACCTCATCGTCGAAGAATACCCTGGTCCTGACCCTCCTGGACACCCTGCCCATTTTCCATACGCGTTCAATGTTTGATTAGCTATTGTAAAGCATTGATTATGATTACTTGATCCAACCGACGAAACAATTTGCATCGACATCTTTACTCTACATGGAAACTTTGATATCAACTCCGGATTATAAATATTCTTCTTCAATGGTTTCTTCGGACAACAAATTTGTTTAAAATACAGTTCAGACATCTTAAATTAAAAGTAATAATCGCTTATTCTTATTATGTTTATATATTTACACTTTTATTTTTTAACATTTTATAACATTATAAAATTGATATAAAATAAACATAATATAATATATAACAAGTCTGCTCCAACACAACAAAAACAAACAAACCAACTTGTATAACAAGTTAGAAATCAAATCAAGACAAATGTCCATCACAAGCTCCGACTCTACCTCTACCTCTACCTCTACCTCTGCCTCTGTTGTCGAAAAAGTCGAAACGCCTAAACCAAAAATTCCTAAAGCAAGAAAAGTTATTACTATTCCTACCCAGAATATTACAACACTGGTTGGTGGAGGGGCGACAGCAGCGACACCAGCACCTACACAAGAACTTGCTAAATATCAGAAAATGTCCGACAAAGAGCATATCCTCAAAAAACCTGATACATATATCGGCTCCATCGAAATGTCAGAAGCCGAAACATTTGTCTACGATTCTGCTACATCTTCTATCGTACAGCGTGCAATTCATTATATTCCAGGTCTCTACAAACTCTTCGACGAAGGCGCTGTCAATAGTCGCGATCATTTCGTTCGCCAAGAGCAAGCAATCCGCGACGCTAAACCCAACGCTTTACCTGTTACATGTATCGAATTTGAAATCAGCGAGGATGGAACTATTTCAATCACAAACGACGGAAACGGTATCGACGTGGCGCAACACCCCGAGCACAAATTATGGATTCCAGAGATGATTTTCGGACACCTGCGCACATCTACAAACTACGACGAAAACAAGAAAGAGAAAATCGTCGGCGGGAAAAATGGTTTCGGATTCAAGCTTGTTCTCATCTGGTCTTCATGGGGTCGCGTCGAAACAGTTGACCATGTTCGCGGCCTCAAATATATCCAAGAATTCAAGAACAATCTTGACGAGATTTGCCCGCCAAAAATCACCAAATGTACAACAACAAAGCCGTACACAAAGGTGTCATTTCGCCCCGACTATGCGCGATTCGGTATCGAGGGACTCACGCCAGATATGCGTGCGCTTTTCGAGAAACGTATTTACGATATTGCGGCTATTACCGACAAGTCCGTCAAGGTCAAATACAACGGTGCTGTTGTTCCCGTGAAACATTTCCAACAATATATCGACCTATATATTGGAGCGAAAGGCGAGACGAAACGTATCTATGAGTCACCCGATCCAAGGTGGGAGTACGTTGTATCGCTTGCGCCGAATGGCGAGTTTCAACATGTGTCATTTGTGAATGGAATCTATACACAAAAAGGCGGCAAACATGTCGAGTATGTTATGAATCAGATTGTTCGCAAGTTGACGGAGTATATCAAAAACAAGAAAAAGGTGGACGTAAAGCCGACGACAATCAAGGAACAGCTCGCGATATTCTTGCGTTGTGATATTGACAATCCGTCTTTCTCGAGTCAGAGCAAGGATGAGATGGGAACAGCAGTTGCGTCGTTTGGGTCGACATGTAAAGTGAGCGACGAGTTTGTCGAAAAGTTGGCGAAGATGGGTGTGATGGATGCCGCGTGTGCACTGACGGAGGTAAAGGAAAACAAGGCGGCGAAAAAGACGGACGGAACAAAGACGCGCACGATTCGCGGTATTCCGAAACTAATCGACGCAAACTTTGCTGGTACAGAGAAGTCGGCACAGTGTACGATTATATTTTGTGAAGGTGATTCAGCAAAGGCGGGTATTGTTTCGGGTCTTAGTCGTGAAGACCGCAACTTGATTGGTGTTTATCCGATGAAAGGTAAGATGATGAATACACGCGGAGAAGCTGTCAAAAAAATCGCGGAAAACAATGAAATCACAGAAATCAAGCAAATTCTTGGACTGGAAGTCGGGCGCAAATATACTACCGACGACGTGAAGTATCGTTTGCGTTATGGTAAAGTCTTGTTCATGACGGATCAGGATTTGGACGGTTCGCATATTAAAGGGCTGGGAATCAACTTGTTTCAAAGTGAATGGGCATCGCTTACAGAGATTCCGGGATTTATTGGGTTTATGAATACACCGATTCTGAAAGCGAAAAAGGGAGCACAAGAGAAAGTATTCTATAACGAAGGCGAGTATAGCGCATGGAAAGAGGCGACCGAAGGGGGAGCAGCGCAACCATCTGGGTGGACTATAAAATATTATAAAGGTTTGGGAACAAGTACTAGCAAGGAATTCAAGGAGTATTTTGAACATAAGAAAATCGTGGATTTTACACATAGTGGGGAAGTGTGTGATAATGCAATCGATATGGTGTTCAATAAGAAACGCGCCGATGACCGCAAAACATGGCTGGCAACATATTCGCGTGACAGATACTTGGATACGCTTCAACCGAGTGTGACATATGAAAAATTCATCAATGACGAGATGATACACTTTTCGAAATATGATTGCGACCGTTCAATTCCGAATTTGATGGACGGCTTGAAAATCTCTTTGCGAAAGATTCTGTTTTCGGCATTCAAGAAAAACCTCAAGACCGAAATCAAAGTCGCACAATTTAGTGGATATGTTTCGGAGCACTCGGGGTACCATCATGGTGAGGCAAGTTTGAACGCGGCAATTGTCGGAATGGCGCAGAACTTTGTAGGCAGCAACAACATCAATCTGTTTGAACCTAACGGTCAGTTTGGGAGTCGTCTACAAGGAGGGGCGGATTCCGCAAGTGAAAGATATATCTTTACGCAACTCAATAAGCTAACACGTCTTATTTATCCCTCCGAAGACGATGATATTCTTACCTATTTGGATGACGATGGTCAGAGTGTCGAGCCGATTTATTATGTGCCTATTATTCCTATGGTCTTGGTGAACGGAACAAAAGGAATCGGAACCGGTTTCAGTACTGAAATTATGTGCTATAATCCGGCGCAAATTATTTCATATATTAAATATAAACTTGTGGGGGCAGCGGCGACAACGACAGCAACAATACCGGTACCAACAATCGAACCGTTTTATAAGAACTTCAAGGGAACGATTCGTCGTGTAGGTGATACCAAGTATTTATTGAAGGGATGTTATACGATTCTAGATGATAAGAAAATCCGTATTACGGAACTGCCTATAGGGACATGGACAGACAACTATAAGAAATTCTTGGAAAATCTTATTGAGCCACATGCTGCTAGCGACAAGGGCAAGGACAAGGACGGGGCAGCAAGCAGCACACCAATCGTGAAAGAATATAATGACATGAGTACAGATACACATGTGGATATTACGGTTACGATGGCGGCGAATATTATTAAGACGTATAGTGAAAAGGCGACAGAGTTTGAATGTAATATGTTGGAGAAAGTGCTCGGATTATACACAACGCAATCTACGACAAATATGAATCTGTTTGACGCGAAAGAGAAACTTGTCAAATATAGTAGCGCAGAAGAAATCGCTGACTCGTATAGCGTAACACGTTTGGAATTTTATGGGAAACGCAAGGATGCTCTTATTGCGGCACTTCGTAAAGAGTTGATGGTGCTGAGCAATCGTGCGCGATATATTACGGAATTGTTGGAAGACAAGATTGATCTTCGTCGCAAAACGAATAAACAACTTGTGGAGTTATTGAAAGAGCGTAAATATGATTCGATGGATACGAAGGATACAAAGGATACAAAGGATGGAGGCGGCGATGAAAGCGGAGGAGATGAACAGTCGGGACAAGGACAACAAGGACAACAAGGATACAAGTATTTGCTAAAATTGCCTATGGATAGCGTGTCAGAAGAAAATGTCAAGAAACTGCTAAATGAAAAGGAAAAGAAGGAGAAGGAATTGAGCGAGTTGACTTCAAAAACGGTGGAACAAATGTGGATGAAAGATTTAGAAGAATTGGAAGTTGAATATAACAAATTTATTGAAATGACAACATATTCGGCTAACAGTGAAAGCACTACAAAGGCCATTACAGGTGGAAAGGCTAAAAAAGTTAAAGCTAAATGAAACTATAGTTAAGGAGTAAAACTTGTTGCTATATATTAACAAAAAGTTATACTTTACGAGTATGTTGACATAATATATTAATTTTTTTATTTATATCAACAAATACTTGGTGGTATTTAAAACCAAGGCTTCATTTCGAGAGTTTTACCTTTAACGTTGTCATATGCTGGCCATGTCATAACAGTGTACATATTACTAGCATCACGTTTATATTTCAAGTATGCGCGAACCTCATTAATTAGTTTAGGAACACAGTGATTTACAACATGCTGGTTTAATGTGGTGACTTGTTCCCTAATATTAGTTGGTAAGTTAACGGCGCTTTCGAGGTATAAAGCACGCATAATAATTTTTAATTCGTCGTTATCTTGTTGAGATATGGTATATTCACCATTGGATAGGCGATATACTTCAGCGCGAAGAGCATTCTGAATAATCTGGATATTTTCTTTACTGAAAAAAACGTTACTTACATCGTTGTCTGTCCAATTGCCGGTTAAAGCATCTCTAAATGTAGTAATCTGATTTACGGGTATTTTATCCCACATGGCGAACCTTACATCAAGAGAAGGACCTTCGATATCGATGCGACCATTAGATATCTCCTTAGTAGATATATTTTGGACCGTTTGAGAGTCGCTGGGCATACATGTTGAATTTGCGTTTCTGTTTCCTGAAAACATTTTAGAAGATTTGATTTGTTGTATATTATAATAACTAAATATAAAAATATCTAATATTTAGTATTTAATATTTAGTTGTATAAATAATTAATTATATTTACATTATATATATTTACTTAAAACAATAAATTTAAATTATGTCATTTAATAGCGTTACGTTAACTGTTGCTGGTATTATATTTGTTGTTTTATTAGCACTGACTGCATATTTTATTTATCAAGACCAGAAAAGTAAATTTACGTTGATTCAGGCTACTTGTCCTGATTATTGGATATTAAAAAAGAATGAAGCTGGAAAACATTATTGCGAACCTAGTAGTAAGAATATAGGAACATGTAGCTCGGTTCCTGGAGCAATAAATCTTGCGCCAAAATATAATGTATTAAACGATAGCAGTGAATGTACTAATTATAAAAATAAGATGACATGGGTTAATAACTTCTGTGGTAAGAAAGTACTATGGGACGGGGTTACAAATAACGCTGAACTTAAAAATAAATGTAAATAATAAATAGTTTTAGATTTTGTAATAAATATATAATAATAATATAAGTATTGTTACTTTATTATTATTGAGATTTGTATAGGTATAGAATGGTAAAAAAATTAACACAACAACAACGACAACAACAACAACAAAAATTACTAAATACGAATTTATGTATGACGAGTCAAGATATTACAGACGACGCAGGTAAGACAGGTACAAGAGTTGCCAATATTCCTACTAATCTGTTATTTCAAACTTGTTTAACAAATATAGTTAGATTAACCCCTGCTGAGTGTACTATTGATTTTAGAGGTGAAATGCAAAGACTTATTGATACGGAGGTTACATATCAAGTATCATTAAATGGAAAATCTAAACAAATACCAAGAGTTATAAATATCCCAATTGCTCAACCGCCTATTCCGACAGTAGTATCTAGCGGGATAAATGAAGTTGTTATTTGTTATGATGATGATGATATACAAGGAGGACTTGAAAAACAAAGAACATTAGCACAAATAAAAAGTGTAGTAAGAGATAATGCATCTGGTACGCCTCTTCCAGAAGAGTTTACTATATCTTCTGTTTATGATGAGGCAGCAAAAATAATTAGGTGTGGTCGGTTTACATTATCTCAGTGGTTAACTAATAAATATGGTGCACTTAATATATGGACCTTAAATTTATCTAGTAATGGAATAACAACTACCCAGAATAGTGTTTTATCTGCTCAATGGGGGGCAAATATACAATGTCCTGTCGGTGCTATAATGATTGGAATGTATCTGTCACCATTAACATTAGAAAGTAATGAAGTTCTATTTACTTTACGCATGGGAAATAATTTTGTTGGATGTATTTTTAGTCTTATAGAAACAGTAACACAAGGAGAATATACTTATTCAAATTCTGGAGTTCAGGCAACAAAAACACCTGTGTTTTTTTATTTTCAAGGGTTAACTATTCCTATTCCACGCGTTCAATTAACAGAGATCTCTAATGTTATAAAAGCATGTTTTAGTGGGAATCCTACCAAAAATGCGTGGTTTAACTCTAATGACGCTAATTCAGGTAATCCTTTATATATTATATTTGGTTGTCTTATACTAATAGGTAAAGCTGTTGGCGATGCATCATTCGCCTTTACATGTGGTCGTGAACAACTATGTGGAACAAACGATTATACAACATGTACAAGAATGATAGCAAATGACGGTTCTGTATCTTTTTGTAAGTTCGAACAGACTCATTTTAGGGCTAATATATATATTGTTATAATACCTTTCTTATCTGAACCTCAAAAAAGTGTACTAATAGGTATTAGTAAAAATAAAGAACTTAAACTACAAAGAAATATTAGAAAAAAAAAAGTATATGTTATTGAAATAACAGACCATGGATTACGAAGTAGAGGACAACCTACTGCTAGAGGTATTAGGCGAGAACGACGTGCCCAACGTGCCCTATTTCACCAAGCCGGAGGGGGTGGAGATGATGATGCTGTTGCCGAAGTCGATGATGATGATGATACCGATGAGACTGATGAGACCGATGAGACTGATGAGACAGATGAGACCGATGAGACTGATAAAGATAGTGAAGCATTAAAAGAGTTAAAACAGTCAACGGAATATTTTCAGAAATTATTAGAATCAACTTTTAACCCATTACTAACTGTTTATCGTGATTATTTAGTTTCAGTAGTTGAAAAACTCAAATCTCTTAGTAAACAAAATAATATTTATATATTGGACGATGAATCAAAACAGGTGGATATATTATCGTTTAATATTGGTAACAAAATTTTAAGTATAGAAACTATCATCAATTTTATAAATAAACTTATGGAAATTTCTGTTGAAAATTTAGCTATAGCATTTATCAAAAGTTTTACTAAACAAGATCTAAGAATTCCAGAGCCTACCGAAATATTTAATACAATTAGTAGACTTGCTGAGTTTAATTTATTTGTCACTAATCCGAAAGATCCAAAATTTATATGTAGTTTACCAGCTTGTCATTTTATTTATGAATTTTACCAACTATACTTATTATTAACGAACGGTTCAGATGAAGGTGATACAAAATTATTTGATGATAATATTTTTAATCCTCTACTTAATTCTATTAAAGAACAAAATTCTACTATATATAAATTTTTTGCTGATACTAATTCGCTACCTATATCCATTAAAGATTTACCAAATGTTAAGGATAGTAATGTATTAGTTGTTATTAAAAATTTACTTCATTCAATACAAAATTATGGTATTGAAAAATATAGTAAAGAAGATAATATTAATGAGTATGAACAACTTACTTCTAACATAGAGAAATTACTATCAGAATCTAGTGAAATGGAAAAATATAAAATTTATAAAGAGTTATCATTTATTTTATATGCTTTAAATAGCTTCATAAACACTAATACCATGTCATTTATGATAGTATCATGTTTTACTGATAATAAACTAGTAGCACAATGTATAACTAATGAACTTATAACACTTACTTCAATTCATGGTGTATCTATATTTGATTTACAAATTATAGAATCATTTATAGATGGTATAGTTATAAATAATGATACGGGGAGTATTTCATATCCAAAAGGGTATGAAGGTCTTTATACTCTTATAACTATTAAAAAAATTATCGATGGCGATTTAATAGAATCATTAAATGATACAGGATTTAGTTTAAAACAAATTGGAGATTTTGTAGATAATGTATCATTTGAATCAGAAGAAAAAAGTCTAAGCAATGAAGAAATAACTCAACTAGTAGAAACATCTATTACAGAAAAATATGAACTAATACAAGCATATAAACAAGAACAACAACTCATAGAACCTGTTAAAACACGACAACTAGTCACACCAGTATCTGGTGGAAATAATAACACCAAATCCAAACACAAATTAAAGTATCGTAAAAAATATAAAAAGTTTGTAAGCAAGTACATCATAAAGAAAAATAAAAAGCAAAATAAAAATAAAAACAAATCAACCCCTGGTACTAAGAATAAAACCAAGAAAAATAAAAAATTAGCAAAAAACAAATCCAAATCCAAGTACGCCAAGAAAACATTAAAGAATAAAAAGCGTAAATCAAAATCAAAATCTAGTAACCGTAAATCGAAAAACAACAAGAAAGCAAAGATCAGTTACTATAACCTTTACAAGCATAATAAAACATTAAAACATTAAAACATTAAAACATTAAAACATTAGTTGTCGAATTAATCCCGATTTAACTAACGAAATAAAATCTTATTTATTATATATATTTATAATAAACAAGGAATCAAAAGTATAAAAAATAAAATGGATGCATCTTTATCAAACACAAATATAAATGTAAACCTAAGTTTTAGAAAAATGGCGGTATTAACAGCCGTATTAGTTTTTTTAGCATTAATACCTGTCTTCGTGATTATTGTAATACGCGCAAACAATAAAAAACAAATATGGGCTCCTATGGTAAGCGAATGTCCAGACTATTGGAAATTATCTAAGAGCGAAGATGGTCACGTTAGATGTAAACCTGATAAAAAGAATGCCGATTATGCAAGTCCGTATGGTTTTTTCAGTTACCAATTGCCGACGAAAATGAATAAATATGAGTATGCTGTTAAAAATAAAATTACATGGGATGGAATTACAAATGATGACACACTAATAAACAACTACAAGGAGGAAGCTCCCAAGTCTATTTTCTGGTTACTTGGTAAAGTGTTTACTGTTCAAAATAAGTAATAGAAAATACCAAATACTAGAAAATATTCATATAATTAATCCCAAAATAAAAATAAAATACATTCATAAATCGACATAGAAACAATTATAATATTTTAATAAAGAAAGATACAATAGTTATTATATAACATAAAATAAGCATGAATAATTTAAATATAAATTCAATTCTTGGAAGAGACCAAACATATAAAAAAATAAAAATAATTCTTGATGGTTTTCAAGATAATAAAAGCGACATCACATTAAAAAGAGGAATATATATATATGGTAATCCCGGCTCAGGCAAAACAGAATTTATCGTGAATCTTCTCCGCGAACAAAACTATGATATTATTAAATATGATGCCGGTGATATTCGAAATAAATCCATTATTGACACGATTACAAAGCATAACATGTCGGATAAAAATATAATGTCAATGTTCGAGAAAAAAGTCAAGAAAATCGTGATAGTCATGGATGAGATCGACGCAATGAATAATGGCGACAAAAGCGGAATAAATTCGCTAATAAAATTAATACGTCCTAAGAAAACGAAGAAACAGAAGGTAGAAGAGGTTTCATTTAATCCGATTATATGTATTGGCAATTATCAGATTAATAAGAAGATAAAGGAGTTGATGAAGGTGTGTCATACTTTCGAGTTAAAAACGCCATCTAATGAGCAAATATCGTCTCTTCTATTATCGATGAATTTAAAATTCGACAAAGTATTAAATGATAATATTATATCATTTATTCAGGGCGATTTACGAAAACTCGTATCGATTCATCAGATGGCGGACAAACAAAATAATATTCTACAGAATGATATTATCGAGACGATATTTCAGCCGAAAAGTTATAATGATGATAGCAAAAAGTTGACTCAGCATTTAATAAATAATAACTACCCGATTGAGCAGCATAAAGTATTGATGAACGAGACAGATAGGACAACCGTTGCTCTTCTATGGCATGAAAATATCATAGACGTATTGGCGAAGTATAAAAAAGATGTTTCTATACCTTTTTATCAGACTGTGCTAGACAATATATGTTTTGCTGATTATATTGATCGGATCACATTTCAGAATCAGGCTTGGCAGTTTAACGAGATGAGTTCTCTTATTAAGACGTTTTACAATAATAAGTTGTATCATGAACAGTTTATTAAAAAACCGAAATTTAATCCTGTAGAAGTCCGATTTACAAAAGTATTGACAAAATATAGTACAGAATATAACAATTCACTTTTTATTAAGACACTTTGTCAACAGCTATCGATGGACCAGAAAGATATGTTTTCTTTTTTTATTCATATCCGTGGTTTATATAATGAAGATGAAATATATAATATGCTTGAAAATTATGAAGTTACAAAATTAGATATTAATAGAATATACCGATATTTAGATAAATATACACAAAAAACACTTAATATTACTACAGATGATGATAAAATAATAGATAGCGATGATGACGTATTTTAATGGTAATAGCATATGGTAATAGCATATGGTAATAGTATATGGTAATAGTATAATATTATTTTATAGATAAATAATATAATATTAATATAATATTAATATAATATTAAATTATATATATATAAATTCATGTCACAATTATTTTATGGTTCATACAACTCGTATTTAAATTCTAAAAATTGCTGTAAGGATCTTAGCGCTGGCCCTATAGGTCCAACTGGTGAAAGAGGAATTACAGGTGCTACCGGTCGTACTGGCGCTACTGGTCCTACTGGTGCTACTGGTCCTACTATAACACCAGCATTATTAGGTGGAAATACAGGTGCTGTTGTTAAATACAATAATGTATCAGATTTGTGGTATTATGAGCAAGGTAAAACATTTATTATAAACCACCCACATAATAATGACAAATATTTAGTTCATACTTGTTTAGAAGGACCTGAAGTAGGTGTTTACTATCGTGGAAAATCCGAAATCACAAACGAAGCATCTGTGACAGTAAACTTGCCAGACTATATTCCAGGATGGGCATCAGACTTTACTATTACTGTAACAGGTATATATGACGGAAAACTTAAATTATATAATGCATCCGAAGTTGATGAAAACGGTGCATTTACCGTATATGGTGAAAATGGTAAATTTAACTGGGTTGCTATTGGTAAACGCGGTGACGTAAATGCTGAACCATATAAAAATGAAATAGTTGTCAAAGGAGATGGGCCTTATAAATGGTTTGAATAAAAATACCGTACTATACAACAAATACTATATAACAAATACTATATAACAAATTATGAAATATAACATATACGACAAATATGTTATATTTAGTTAGTTAGTTAAAAATATAAAACACATTATGCCTCATCATCTTGAAGCATCTTGGTCATATTTGCTACACGTCCCTTCCACCAGTTCAACGTATCCGCCGAATAAACATCCTGCCTGTAACGCCTATGACCAATCGCCTGTTTAGGAGAATCGTAAAAATACATGTCCGGCTCGAGTTTCCCACGTCGCGCCGTCGAATCGCATACCTTCCACAACAAATCCTCATACAATGATCCAACTTTCCAAGGATATGCAATCCCCGTAACAGCATTCACAATAAAACGCCCCTGTACATTCGACGGATATGACTTACGACTAGGTCTCTTGTCCTTGCTGTTTTTTGAACGCGTATCGTCACCATCACACGACTCTACTGCGTCATTGGGGTCATGCGACTCATATTGTTGAAGGTGATCAAAATCTTTTACCATCTTGCTAATTCTGTTGAAGGTGAAGGTGAAGGTGAAGTTGAATATGAACTATAGTGTCCGTTGATACTATAATTATAGTTGTATCTTTAAGCGGTTTTATAAAATATTATTTCATGATAAATTAATTATTTATTTTCAACATTTACTACAATTACTTCACTATTTTCTGCTACTTTTGCTTCCAACTCGCTAATATATAAATTTTTTTCATCTAAATTTTTTTGCTGTATTTCAATAATCTCTTTTAGTCTTATATTTTCCCGCGCACTAGTTTCATATAAATCTTTTAGCTGTCCCATTTTAGATAACTGTTTTTGCTGTAATGTCAACATTTCTACAACTTCATTATGATTTAATTCACGTTGAGGTTTACCTTCTTCTTGAAAAACGATTGTCGTTCCTGAATTTTTAGATGATGGGAGTGCTGCTGTCGTATTTTTATTAAAAAAATCAGAATTCTTTTGTCGCTCTTCCATCATTTTATTTTCCATTTCTCTTCTCTTTACTTCCAACTCCTTTATTTGTTTCAAAACATCGGGTTTCATATTTATACTTCCTGGTTCGTATTTTTTTAATTTATCCTCCAAATCTTCTACAAAAAATTTTATTATATCTTTGTCCTTTATAAAATCACTAACTTGTATTGGGCTATATTTTATATACTGATTTCCATTCATGTTTTCCAACAATGTTCGCTTATCAAATGTATTCTGTGAATGTGAAAATACCAAAATTGTTTTCAATGGATCAAGTTGAACAAACGGTACTGTATAATTTTTTAAGAATTCGCGCTCTTCTGCCAAGCATGCTTCCTCATTATATTGCGTATCTTTTAATAGTTTCCGCTTAAAGGCAAATGTACCTGCCGTTGCATGATTTGGACCATATGGGCCAAACTGTACCATCTTACTAATGTCTTTGTTGTCTTTGTTATATTTGAAATATATATACATTTCACTAGACCCAGCACACAATGCAGTAGTATTACTTGTCAAACATTCCACAGCATGCGATACACGCTCGGGTGGATAATAGTCGTCATCGTCCATATAGACGATAATATCACCACACGCTTTTTTATGCATAATATTTCGTTTTTTTCCAAGTGTCATCTTTTCATCATACTTAAAATATTTAACACTTGGATGATACTTGACTAAATCTTCAATTGGGTCACTTCCATCATCAATAATAATCCACTCCATCTTATTTTTGGGATAATTTTGACTATCGAAACATTTAATCATCATTTCAACAAATGGTCGTCTATTAAATGTAGGTGTACATACACTTACAAATGGAAGTTTCATGTCAATGCCTCTATTTTTATTCTTTGTCATTCTTATTATAGATATAAAATGTACGTATATATATATTATACATAAATACATTTAACATAGTTTAATAATTATTTAAATTATATATTAAACTATATATTAAATAGTCAACTATATAGTAAGTATTTATAAATATATTACCCAGCATTCCCAGTAAAATAAGCAACTATTATGAAAAATACTATACCAGCACCACCGCTATTACCTAAATCTTGAAAAGCATAAAAGGCAATCAATATATAAAATACTAAAAGCATATGAGGTCGCATATTATTAAATATTTTATCATAGTCTACTTTATTCCTAATATTCAAACAGGGATACAAACAAAATATATAAAATGATTGTATAGCCATCCATATACCAGTTCCGAATGCTATAAATATACCGAAAAGTAGTGTGAATATCATTCCCCAGAATGGGTGGTCACTTACTATACCGAATACAAGGCTCAAACCACCAGCGATAAAACCTAATATGGGGATAAGATAAGTCACTATAAAAGGAAAGAGCAAAAATATCAATAATTTTCTTCCTCCAGCTGTCTGCATGTTATCCCACGAGTTCTGATTATCAGCCTTTCCGCTATCGGTAGTGTCAAACAAATTCAAAAATGCTTGCGCAAATGATCGAGCGCCTTGTCCTAAACCTCCATATACGGAATTAAATAAATAATTAAATAATGCTTGCGATACACCATTACCTACACCACCTTGTTCAACCTCATCTAATAAATATATATTTTCCTTTTCTGTATTTATAACATCAGCTATATTGTTATTAGTGCATATACGAGGAAGCAAATTATATGGAAAACCGTAACTAAAATAACTAGCATTCTTATTTTCAGTTATACAATATGGAGGCGCATAACGATATGTTGGCAGAATATATTCTTTTTCATTTTTTGAGCGCGTCATCAAAAATAAAGCATTCGATCCTAAAATACCCCAAATATAAGCAATAATTATCGCAAATATAACATGTATAATGAATACCAAAATATTATTAGTAGTTGTATTTTGCGTTTCATCCATCAGTGCACTCGTATTTGACGTCTGTTTTGTAGCCCCGGGTGTAGCACCAATGACATTACTACCAGAATTTGTGGTTGCTGCTTTAGTTGTAGAGTTTTTAGATGCATTTTCTGTTGATTTATCTTTGTTAGTATTTTTGTTGGTATTTTTGTTGGTATTTTTGTTGGTATTTTCGCCGGTTTCATCTGTATCCTCATCAGTAATTTTACCATATATATCACTCATGCCAGGAAATGTAAATGCTTCTGTAATAGTTGATGTCCCCCCCATTAGTTGTTGTAATGTTGATTTTCCTGATTTTGGTGCCATTTTTATATAAATATGTATAATATATTAATATATTATAACATTTTAAATATACTGTAACATTTTAAATATACTGTAACATTTTAAATATACTGTAACATTTTAATATTTTGCGAATATTAACAATATATTAAATATATTTAAAAGTATAACTACTAATAATATAGATCATACCCATACCCTATATCTCATACCCCTATATCCCATACCTTTATATATAATAACGTCTTAAATCACATATATAAAGAATGACAAAAATCGAAGAAGGTTTGAAACTAGATTTTCATAATGTTCTTATTCGTCCAAAACGTTCTACTATTAATAGTCGTTCAAATGTTAACTTAATGCGAACCATTAAATTCAAAAATTGTAAATCCCTAAAATCATGGGAAGGTATCCCTATTATTGCTTCTAATATGGATACTGTTGGAACTTTCGATGTTTATAGAACTTTGTCAAAGTTCAAGATTATTACTGCTCTACATAAATTCTATACTGTTACAGATTTCTTATCATATCAATTAGATAACGATATCATTTTAAATCCAGACCTTTTTATGGTTTCTACTGGTATCCAAGAAACCGATTTTACTCGTCTTAAAGAGATCCTTTCGGTAATAGAGTGTAACTGGATTTGTATTGATATAGCGAATGGTTATATTCAATCTCTCGTACAGTTTTGTAGGCGTGTTCGCGAAGAATTCCCCGATAAAATTATTGTTGCTGGAAACGTTGTTACTCGCGAAATTGTAGAAGAACTTATTCTTAATGGCGGCGTAGATGTTGTTAAAGTTGGTATTGGTCCCGGAAGTGCCTGTCTTACTCGTATAAAAACAGGTGTAGGTATGCCTCAATTATCAGCAATTATGGAATGCAGTGATGCTGCTCATGGCGTTGGAGGACATATTATTGGGGATGGAGGAATTACTTGTCCTGGTGATATGGCAAAGGCTTTCGGTGGTGGTGCCGACTTCGTTATGGTTGGTGGTGCTTTTTCAGGTCATCATGAAAATCCTGGCGAAATTATAACCAATCCTGATGGGTCACAAAGTAAACTATTTTATGGGATGAGTTCGTCACATGCCATGACTAAACACTATGGTGGTATGAATGACTATCGGGCATCTGAAGGCAGAATTGTTCGCGTCCCATATCGCGGTCTTCTTCAACACACGGTTCTCGATTATCTGGGAGGGCTGCGGAGTACATGTACTTATATAAATGCTTCCTGTATTAAACATATGCCTCTATGTACCACATTTGTCCAGGTTTCGCAACAGCTTAATACGTCGCTAGTATAGCCACTGTATTTCTGACTCAATATTTCGATTATTATTTTCTCGAAATATTGTAGTATAATATTTTTATCGTATAATATTTTTATCTAGCATACATAAGACCCGCATTGCCAGACATAAAGGTAACAACATTGTATCGTTCCTCTAAGACAACCATGTTATAGTTGTAATCATATATACGCCACGTCGGCTTATTTACACCAATAGGCAATTTCGTTACTGGGTCACAGATTGTCAGAAAATTTGCACTAGGATCCAATGGTGGATAAAATGTAGTAAACTCGAATTGAACATTTGAAAACTTACTTGTATTAAGAGCACCTGTTGGTTGAAAATTAAATGGGTCTGTATCTAGACAAAAATTATAACAATATAATCCGTTCTTACCATCACTCTTTGTCCGTATATATTTCTCTATATAGTTATATACACCGGCATCTAATATATTCTCACGATACTTACCATCTAATAAAATAGCCATGTTTAGTAATATGTCGCGCTGATTATTTACACTAAATGGTTGCGTAATAAAAAAACCCGTATTATTGCCTGTTTTTGTATTATATCCAGGTCCAATGGGTACAGTCGGTGCACCAGGACACGACACAGTTATCCCCGTGTACCAACCGTTATACTCTGTATTTGGTGTAACGGGAGCAGGGATGATATTGACGGGCAAATAATTATACGGCCAGTTTGTATAATTACTCCACTGGTTTCGCAAATTGATGTCACTTCGCTGAAAATAGAACATCCAGCTACTTACCATTCCGAGCGTATTTTCCAGCCATACGCGCTGCGACCCTGTTACATTCTCAAAATTCCATTCATACGCCGACTTGATTAAATATTTTTGCTCTGATGCTGCAAATGTCTTTGCCTCGTCATTTGATAAAAATCCATACGTGCTAATCAAATGTATATCAGCATTCCACTCTGATTGTGCAGGATTCTGATAGTCAGTAGAATTTAAGCTTACACTTGGTGGCGTCTGCAAAAACCTATAAAGCTGCATATATTCATTCGTATAATTTGGACGAACAATCGGCCACCCGTTATCTGGATCCATAACATCACGAATAGTATATAAATCTTGTATGGGTCGCATAACTACATCTATCTTTAGCTGATTATATTGAAGCGCAATTAAAGGAAACGCCATTTTACTTGAAAGAGTAAACCATGCATTTATTGGTATATATAATTTACGACTCCTGATAGAAGGTTCAGCACCTTGAGGCAAAGTAGTATAATATGCATTCGGATACATGTTTATTCTACTATTTGAATTTCCAGGATCATTTAACTCGGGAATATTTCCCGTCATTTCATTATATAGTACCTTCTTAGTCCCTGAAAAATCGCGCTGCACTAGCGCCAATAAATATTTACCTGTTAATACTTGTAATGTTTGTCCACCAACTGATATACGAACCTCCTTTATCATTTGTGTTCCTAAATTTTCAATCCAGCGAAACTCAAATGGCGCCCATGATGGATCACAATCAGTAGAAGCAGGCCATATAGGGCTCCATATTGTCGGCAGCGTAACTACAATATATGTATCCATTAACAAATCGGCATACCTTGGAACATAGAATGTAAACGTCGAGTCAGTCGTTAGTCTTAGAGACCGTTGACCTGTAAAATCGATTCTAAATTTTTGTAATCCGAAATTTGTATATTTTGCATATGTAGCTTTAAAAAATGTTTTCTTAGGGTTTCCGTTTAATATTACATTTTGATTTCCATAAGATACAATATTTAGTAATCCCCCCGTCATTCTTTTTGTTTATAATATTATTATATATATTTAACATATTAATAATTTTTAACAAGTTTTTTATATATATAATTAATATCGTTATATAATTAATATCATTATATAATAATATAATTAAAACAAAATAATGAATAATACACCTGGAGCCCCCCCTACTCCACCAGCTGGCGGAGGAATTAACTTCTTACCTTCTACTGATGCTATACGCAAAGCATTAACTTCGCAAGTGACTCCTATGGCGATTCACTGGTTTGGCATGGCTTTCGTAATCGTCGTATTGCTATGGCTTATAACATATGTTACTACAAAAATTAATTTAGGAAAAACAAATTGCGATGTTATTAAACAAGTCAATAAAGATTCTCCACCTACTAAAATAAACTCGAAATGGACCACATCTAATTCTCCAGATTATGCAGGAAAAAATTTACGCGACTTTTATATTAAAACAGCATACAACTGTTGCGCTTCCGGACAGTTTAAAAGTGACTATGTTAGCATGTGTGCCCTACAAAATGCTATCAAACAAGGTGTGCGCTGTCTAGACTTTGAAATATTTTGTGTAGATAATATTCCTGTTGTAGGCGTTTCATCAATAGACATAATAGGTGTAAAACAAAGTTACAACAGTCTCCCTATATCCATGGTTCTAAAAGAATTAAATAATATTGCTTTCTCTCAAACTGCCGGTATATGTCCTAATCCTAAAGACCCGCTACTTTTACATTTCCGCATAAAAACAAATGATGTTAATATTCTTAATATATTGGCAAGCGAAATTGCTGAAAATTTGGGTGATAAATTGTTGCCCATTGAATATATGCGCGAATGTAGTGGGACAAATATCACAAAACGCCCTATTAAGGACTTTATCGGGAAGGTCGTTATTATGGTAGAGAAAAATAGTACAGCTAATTCAATGCCGTTACTATACCAGTCTAAAAATATGTGGGAGCTTACAAATGTTACTACTAACTCTGTTTTTATTCATGAAAGTCGATACATGGACATTAAGAATTCTAATGACTTGGAAACAATGACCAATTTTAACAAACAAAATATGACGCTTGTTTTACCTGATCTTTCAGTGTCAAATATCAATTATATTTCAACTGTTCCGCAAGCTCTCGGATGTCAGCTTATGGCTATGAATTTTCAGAATGTAGACCAAAATTTGCTTACTTATAATGAATTATTTGAAAAGAAAGAGAGTGCTTTTGTTCCCAAACCTAATGAACTTATATATATTCCTGTGTTTATTGATAAACCCAGACCTTTAGCTTCCCATCTCAGTTATGCTGCTAAACAAATAGATGGTCCAGGAAATGTTAAAATTAATGGATAAATTTATAAAACAATATTATTCGATAGTTTTATTATATCATATTAATATAATAATAGTTTTATCATATTAATATAAACATAAATATATCTATGGATGATATCGATAATAACAACAATCAAAATAATCCATTAAACGTACTATATTATGAAAATCGTGAGTTAGAATTATTAAAGAACGCAATAAATATTGAAGCAAAAAAACGGGGTCAGCGTATTGCGCAAAATCCTATAATGAAACAAATTATCTCTGTTCTTGAAAAATTTATTCGCGATAAAAACCTCGTTTGTTATGGCGGAACCGCGATTAATAATATTCTCCCTCCAGTCGACCAATTTTACAATCGAGATTTAGAAATACCCGACTACGACTTCTTCTCTCCAAACGCAATGAATGACGCAAAAGCCTTATCTGATATTTACTTTCGCCTTGGATTCTCCGATGTAGAAGCAAAAGCCGGCGTTCATTATGGCACTTATAAAGTATTTGTCAACTTTTTTCAAATCGCGGATATTACCCAACTAGACAGCAAACTATTTAGTAGTCTCAAGCGAAATGCAATTATTAAAGATGGTATTCATTATTCTCCGCCTAATTTTTTAAGAATGGCAATGTATTTAGAACTATCGCGCCCCGGTGGCGACATTACTCGTTGGGAAAAGGTTTTAAAACGTTTAAATCTTCTTAATAAAAATTATCCCCTTAGGGCTGAAAAATGTGACCCTGAAACATTTCGCCATTCTTTATCCGCGCGTTCACAAACAAAACAATATTATTATCAGAAGGATCTTATACAAAATGTTATCAAGGATATCGTATCAGATGAAAAATTAGTTTATATAGGTGGTTATGCTAACGCGCTTTATTCGCGTTATTTAAAAAATCATGAAAAAATGTTTTTGAATGAAATACCTGAATTTGATTTATTATCTACTACACCAGATAAAACAGCAAAGAAAATAAAAGAAGAATTGGAAAAAAAAGGCGTTATTCATGTTACTATCCAAACAAAACCATCTATTCCTGAATATTTATCAACACATTATGAGATTAAAGTAGGTTCACAGCCTATTGCTTATATTTATAAACCATTAGCATGTCATAGTTATAATACTATAAAACTAGATGGTAGAATATTTCGTGTTGCTACTATCGACACCATGATGAGTTTTTACTTATTATTTTTATACGCTGATCGTCCATATTATAATGCGAGAAGAACTCTTTGTTTATGTGAGTATCTCTTTAAAATACAGCAGAATAATCGTCTAAAAAAACAAGGACTGTTACGACGCTTTAGTATAACGTGTTATGGTAAACAAAAAACACTAGAAGATATTCGAACAGAAAAATCAAAACAATTTAAAAAACTTAAAACAAAAAAAAAGAGCAAAGAATACGATAAGTGGTTTTTGCGGTATAATCCCGAATTGAATATAAAAAATAAACCTGTTTCTAAGCCTAAGAAAACAAAGGAAGATATAATAAATGAAGCGAAATTGGCATTGGAAGCGAAGGCTCTTACATCTAAAGCAGTTATTGCTGAATTAGAAAAAATAAATAAAATGCCTGACACAAAAGGAAAAGGAAAAGGAAAAGAATTGTTAAGGTCAAAAATGAGTTCAAAAATGAGTAAAACACTTAAATCAACTAGTCGTTCAAATTATCTATCAAGGTTGTTAACAAATAGACAAAAAACATTAAAAAATACTAAAAATAATAACAAGTCAAACGATAAAAAACATATGTCTGAAGAGGAGATGTTATTTATTCAAAATGAATTTACACCTTCGAATATGGCAGTATCCTTAACTGATGAAAATTTATATAAAAAATAATTTTACTACAATAATAAATATTACTTTTATTATTGTATTTTCTTAAATCTCACGAATCTCATGCTTCTCATTATTTTCACACGTCTCACACGTCAACGCTATTTAAAACTTTCGTCAGTCCAAAATATCCTAAACCGAATAAAGCACTAACAAATACAAGTCCGCTTATATTATAGTTACCATCGACATTAAATACAGATGGTATATATTTTAACATGTACTTTCTAAAAACCGGCAACTGAAAAGCGAAATAAAGTATACCCACTAAAAGAGGAACCTGAATTAATTTATATATGTCTTCCATAGTATCAGTATTCCTTACATGGTTAGAATATTTTGCTTCATTCATTTCTTCTTCTTCATGTTGGTTTATATAGTCATCATTTTCTTCTTTTCTGTAATTCTGGGGCACATAGTTTGGATTTATCTGTGAATCATTCATCATACCTGTAGTATTCATAGGTATATCACGTGAAGGTAGATTTGTCATTCCCGAAGCACTTGCTCTTTGAAGTCCATTTACTAACTCATTCATCACGTTTTGTTGAGGTTGTTGAAATTGTTGCTGTTGTTGAGGCATCCCCATTCCACCACCTATTCCGCCACCACTACTCATCATATTTACACCCGCAACATTAGGTGAATACACTTGTGCCGGAGGCATCATTTGATTATTCATCATACCACCGTCTCCCATTCCTCCTCCCATTCCTCCTCCTCCCATTCCTCCTCCCATTCCTCCTCCCATTCCTCCTCCTCCTCCTCTCATACCATTATTCATTTCAGTTTTCTGAATCATAACATTATTTTGGTTCCCTGAACTTGGGTCAGTAGGAAGGTCGTCGATGCTTGTTGTATCCGCCATTTATTCTCTTAATATATTCTATAAAGAATGATAGATTTCATTTATTACGCAAATCTAACAGATTTTTTTTCAGAGTCACATTGTTCTGAAATACTCTTATAAGTATAACACTTCTTACCATATAAATATGTCTCCTTCCCTAATTCTTCTATAGGAGGCGATGTAAATACAATACAGTTTTCACCATAACATTCTTTTCTAAATAATGTTGATAAACCTAATCCTAGAATAATCGATATTATATACTTACTTGTCTCAGAATGTATCCACTTCTTTATATTCATTTGTATATTATATATGATTATATATAATATAAATAAAATATATATATAAAATATTTTACTATATTTTACCAATATATATTTTTACCAAGATATGTATTATACTTGTATAGGTATTGTTTTCAATGTACCAGTATTGAAAGGACATTTCTCCTCCTTTGCATCAAATGTAAAGCAATTCTCTGCTTTATCTACATACTGAAATTTGCTAGCATTATCTACTGTTGGGTATATTAAAATACTTCTTGTAGGAGGCGATGACATATAAATGTATACCATTCCTATTAAAAAACTCATAATAAATATCGGTACTGATATATATTTCATTGTGTGTAAAGTATTATATATATAAAATATATAATATTTATTATACTTAGTTTTTATTTGTTATCATTATTTGAACTCTCGTGAATTATTTGTGTTTCAGATTTTTTCGCCATACAAATTAACTCACAATTACAATCTTCTGTTCCGGGTATTTTCAGTTTATTTGTTATCTCACATTTAAATACTTTTTCAATATATTCACGAGGTTCTAGCTTTTTACATGTATAAACACATTCGCATTTATTTTTAAAAGCATTACAACACATTATTTGAAATGATGATGTAGATCTCGTGTACGATCTTCCATAAGTATATCTTCCTGTATGTGATAACAATAAATATACTTTGCTAATGATTTTAAACATTTTTGATTATAATATTTTATGTTATGTTATGTTATGTTATGTTATGTTATGTTATGTTATGTTACTAATACACTGGTTTCTAATATATAAATTATAATTTTATGTTTATATAGTTTTAATTTTTATATTATTTTGTCATACTAACGTATTTTCAGTGTATTATATCCACCACACCCCCCACATTTTAGTCCAACTGGATGAAAAGGTACTTCCCCTTTAAAATCACAATCGTTACATGATATTTCCGCCTTTATATTTTCATCATATGGATATAGTGAAATGATATTATCATAATGAAGAATCATCATGTCAAGGGTCTCGCCTTTTATCATGATTTTTCTACACAATGGGCATGTATATTTATTCTGTTTAATAGAAGAATTAAAACATGTGTTGTGTATAGCGTGCCCACACGGTAAAACAACCACAGCCTCTCTTGATAAAAATATATTATCTAAACATATACAACAGTCATTACGCAATGCGTCTGTTACACATTTATGTGTTTCTTCTAACTTCTTGTTAATACATCCTCCGCATTTGTCGCAATGAAAAAAATCACTAGGTTTCATCCCAATGCCACACATCCTGCATATTTTACACTTTTCACAATGATAAATTTCTGATACAGGTTTATCGGAATATAAATGACATATATCGCAATAATATGAAGCAAAATTGCCACCAAATACACTACATTCAGTATTTATACATGAATTAGATACAGATTGTCTTAGTTTACAATTATTACAAATAATTTCTTCTATTTCATATCTATTTATTTCATGATCAGATATTTCAGAGTCGTGACATAAACGACAACCAAATTCTGTGTTACAACATTTTGCTATAATTTTACATCCAGAAATATAATGCCCACAGTTTTCTTTTATGTATTTTATATCATGTAATTTCGTAATTTCTCTCGTATCTGTATCATCTCTAGTATTTACCTTCTCCACATCTATAAAATCATCATCGCTCCCAAACGTCGTATCTGCTCCATTATCTACATATTCATCAAAATCACATTCTGAGCAACAGCCCGAACATCCCGAACAACCATCATTGTTTCGTTCACACATATTTATATTATATATTTTGTGTATTGCGTGTGTGTGTGTTTATATAAAATATATTAAAATGTTTCTATATCATTTTACATATATTTTCACTTAAAAACATTATACATAAGCTTTCCTCCCAATATACCCATTATTATACCAAATATAACTTGTATTAAGGTATGACAATTTAAATATATACGAGAATATCCAACTAATGCTATATATATAGGAGCAGTAATCAATAGTATTTTCTTAAACTTGGGAAAAAATAGGTACATCATTGTTATAATACTTACACACGATGTCATGTGTATAGAAGGAAAACCTCGTTTTTCATATTCGCGTATGTCTATTTTTTTCAATATTTGTTCAAATATAAAATTCTTATAAAATAACATCTCTGTTATTGACTTAACACCAATACAATGACCTGGTCTGTATAAAAATGTAGCATCATAACGCATAAGAATTATTTTAAGAATCTCAACACATGTTACAATTATAAATACCGATAATAAAATATATATCCATTTTACATTCTTTGTCACTATCAGAGTTATAAAAACAGAAAAATACATCAAGGATACTGTATTTGATATCCATAACATAATGCTCAACATTATAGAATTTTTTGATGTGTTTTCATTTATTATTTCTTTTTTGGGAATTTCGGCATTTCTCACGCTTCTGTTACTTCTCACATCTTTATCATTCCCATTCTCATTCCCAATCTTATTCTTAATCTCGATATTATTCTCTACACCTTCATCTTTATCTTCTATTTCATACATTTTTTATTTATATAAATATATAGAAATATATATTACACTTATAATATATATTAACACTTTAAAAATAGTAACACTATTATAGTTTATTTTATTTTGTGAATGAAATCACCTGAGGATGTTCTATGTCTACCTCCATGCTTTTAATATTATACTTCTTCTGTATTAATTTATACTCCTTTGTATTATCATCATACTCTATACTATTGTATACATATGTAGCATCTCTAATCTTCTTCGTCAAAGGAACAATATTTGTCAAATATATTTCAATTACTGTTCTTATTTTCTCATTCTCTCCTGTAGCCTTAAACTCATTCATTAACTGTTTTATTTGCCCTATATACATATACAACTCAGAATTAAACCTCTTCAACTCCTCTATATTTTGAGGATTTACCGTTATATCTATATACTTATTATACAACTTATCATACTGCTCTAAATATGTATCCAAATCCTTTTTAGCTTCTCCAAATTTCTGTACCAGTTGCTCGTCCGTTATATATCTAAACAACAAATCCAGTTTGTATTTTATTATATTATCCTTTATACCCTCGATTTTACTATACGTAGCAGCCATTAATTCACCTACATTTACTATCTTACCTTTCGCTATCTCTATGTTTAACCCGCATGGATTAGTCGCTGATCCACAAACAGCCTTTAATGTTCTATTCAAGTCCGTAAATTTTGTACCACCTGTCGCCTTACAAACAATACACTTTCTAGCCCTTTTAAATTTAGCTATCTCTGAACGCTTCTGTGCAATAGAAAGCGTTTCATCAGATAATACAGAACTCTTCTTTATTTCATATTTTTCGTCATAAAGGTCCTTTAATTTATAATACTCATGTAAAGCGTCATCTATAGATATATGGGGTCGAGACATTATATTTATATAATAAAGATATTTATATAATCAATATATTTATATAATCAAAATATTTCTATTATTTATTATTATTCAATATATTATATTATAATTATCATTTCTAACATTTATAACATTTCTAACATTTCTAACATTTCCTACTTTCTAAACAATAATTTGCGTTAAAATGGTTTCTATTTATTATATGAATTTCGACATTTCTCTCGCATCTATAACATCTCACATCTTTTATATATATGGATTTACCATAACCTGAGAAGATGGAGCATCCCACATCGGTAAATCTGTTATCATATTTGCTCCACCTTTCTTATTTGACTCTATCTTTATATTTAGAGCGTTTAATCTCGCTAATACATCCTGTTTTTGTTCTCTAAATTTCGCCTCTTTCTCTTCTGGAGTAAGACGCCCTCTATATTTATAATACAGAAAACCGCCTATAATCAATACAAAAATTAAAAATAGTACCAAATTAAATATACTATTTGTAAATATAGTTTTATTGTCTTTACATGTCTTTAATACTTCATTCATAAAGTATTTAACGCCTGGTTCTGTCAATACTGGTTTATCCATTTTGTTTATATTTTTATAATTACGTTGTATTAAATCTATTATTTTATAATAGTATTTTTATAAAATAAATTATACATAATACATATATATACATACTTAATTCTAAAAATATAAATGGTTACAAATACAAATAATTCTAAGGTAACTCCAACAACTAATCCTATGAAAATTACTTCAAATAATGCTCCTAATCCTTCTACCTCCGTTTTTACATTTTTTCTTATTACATTATTCTACTTTGTTGCTAAATATAAAACACCCAATTCCATGGCCACCATGTTAAATATTATTTATATTATAGCAATTGTTTCTACTCTAATATCTATAAATACCGCTTTAGCTAAATCTATTTGTAATAATGCCCAGGCTATGAATGTCGGCATTTTAGCCACTGTATTTCCTATGCTGTTTATTTTCGGTCTATTACAACTTTTACTCACTATTTTCCCTGGCTGGATTGAACCATTTTCTAATACATTCGGATATGGTATCACTAAACTCGTTGGGCTTCACGATCTGATGAAACGTCTTCTTGTTTCTCCTCAGTTTAATGCCGCTCCAGAAAAGAAGATCATAAATGCCGTTAACAGTATATATAATGATCCATCCATTTTTATTAACCAGTTTAGCTACGCAAATAGCGAAGACTTTAATAAAACATGGGATAATAGTTATGCTGGCGGTAAAGGTATCTTCGTTAAAAGCGCTGGACCAGCACCTACATCTTATTCGGCAGCAAATCCCAACCCAACACCTGGAACACACCTTTATCAAGAGTTTAGAGATATGGTGAAACTTAAAGATATTGTCGGTACATTTATTTGGTACATGCTTGTCGGCGTCATCGTAACCTCTAGAAGCTACAACTATATCATTAGTCAGCCTTGTTCCCTTAATGCAACCGTTGCACAAAAAGCCGTCGATAACTATATTAAGAAGACAGTCTCGGCACCCAAAACAATCGACAAGCTAACACCAGATGGTTTCGAATATAAATTAAATTAAAAATATTTCAAAACATGTTCACCATCTCTATTAATTTCATTTGTAATTATTTGTGTTTAAAACGGTAACAAATAATTACAAAAAGTATCCTAGTCTACAGCCCTATATTCAAATAAATATGTCACAGCAACATACACCAATATAGCCAAAATAATCGACATTAGCCAAATAGGTATAACGGTTTTATTTTTATATCCAATACCGAAACGACGAAAGCTCAGGTCTTTATTATAAATAATAGAAGGGCGAAATGCATTTATAATACCAAATAAAATAAGGAAAACAAAAACGGCTATAACACTTAATGCCTCTCTTGATATATATTGGTTAAACATCCTAAATTATAAGTATATAATTATTATAGATATTTTGCTATATAAAATATTAAAAAAACGTGAAAATCTTGCGAGGACCCCTAAGGGCGCTAAAATTAAAGCAATTTCTGGTTCGTTTTGTCTAAAAATACCTCGCGACTAATGTTGCGAATTATTTTTTTCTCGCATCGCTCATCATTTTCTATTGGTTCGCAAACATTTCTCACCATTGTTAGGTACTCTATTTGTGTCGCCTCGGTATCAAACCAGTCTGGATTTTCGTCGACCCATGCGCTTATCATATTCCTCTCCTTGTTTGCAATTTTTACAATCGTGTTCTTTATTTTATCATGGTTATCGTCTTTCTCCCACTTCTCACAATCTTTTATATACATCGTTTCCCGTTTCGTATCTGTACAATGTATCGGTCTTTTATAAACATCCAATTGTCTAAGACCTCTTATCATGACGTTTGTAATACCCTCAACTAATCCCTTGTTCTTCGTATACATCAAATCGTCCAATGTTATCTTCAAAGACTGGATGAAATCACTTATATTCAGTGCATCTTTGCACTTCTCATTCAAAAATATATTCAAATTGAAATTGTTTGTATTATTAACTATATTATTTACAATATTCTTCTCCTTGGATAAGCTCACCAATTGCTCCTGTAGTTTCCCATTCTGCTCGATAAGCTTCATTATCATTTCGTTACTTATTCCGCCACTAGATGACACCAATTTTTCATCCGATGACGATGATACGTCTGCTTCTTTTGAGACCTTACATGTCTTCTTATGATAACACAAACTTGAAGCGAACTTATATGAACTACCACACACACAACGAAACGATTTATCGTCTTGGGTTTTTTGGGTTTTTTTGTTAGTATTTGTTAGTATTTCATGTTTCAGTGTCAAAAGATGACGAGTATAATCATGCTTATGGTGTGAATTATAGTCACAAGCAGAACAAGAAAAAATACCGGGTTTTTTTGGGGTTTTTTCGTTAGTAGACATTAGTATATAGTAGGTAGATAAAAATGTCTAAACCCTTTTCCCAAAATATTTTTAAAAAATTATGGTAACAAATTTTTCAACCTAAAAAAGCGATTTAGAGCATTATGCTCTGAGTGACGAATGCATCGTTTTTTTCAAATCTCTACCCCCGTTTTCAGAAAATGGACATTTATAAATGTCCATTTTTCAAAAAGGGACCCCGAGAGTTGAAATTTTCATACATCATCGATTTTTCTAATTCTTACTGACTTTTATTTTTTTTATTATAAATACTTGGAAACTACACGACTACCAATGTTATAGCAGCGGCGCCATGCGGAGGTTATGCTGTTGTGTATTTCGATTTTTATGATTGTTACCATGAATGGTTTGGTGATAGGTGAAAAGAATATTCATATTTGTTATGATAAAATATGAATATTATAAATATTTAATACTAAAAGTTAGTAAATATTTAAAAGCACACAAAAGACAAAATAATCTAAAATAATCTAATCTAATCTAAAATAATCTAAAATAATCTAATCTAATCTAATCTAATCTAAAATAATCTAAAATAATCTAAAATAATCTAAAATAATCTAAAATAATCTAATCTAATCTAATCTAATCTAAAATAATCTAAAATAATCTAATCTAATCTAATCTAAAATAATCTAAAATAATCTAAAATAATCTAATCTAATCTAAAATAATCTAAAATAATCTAATCATAACCATCCCCTACACCACCTTCGCGTGGATTATATTCGCCATCATCTTGACCCCCATACTCATCATCATCTCCCTGTAAATTAAAATCATCAGCAAGCTCTGCTTCTATTAATGCATCCTGGTGATGACGTTCTTCCTCTTCATCGGCATATATGTCACGCATGCGCTCTGTAACTTTATCCTTTTTTCTCATATTCTTTTCTTGTTTTGCCTTCTCCTCGCCGCGTTGAAACTCCTTCTCCATCTGTAAACGTTCTTCATCATATGTCTCGGGAACATAAAATCTCAACCCCTTTGTAGCGCCAACATTCCAGTCACCTAAACGAAGATTCTTCATTAAGTTTTCAACCTCACGCTCTGCTATCTGCATATCACGAAACTCCCTAGTAATTATATCCTTCTCTTTATCCTTCGACTGTGTAATATCCTCCTTTACACTCTTCTTATTTACATTTATTGCCGATTTATCTGACATCATGATTTTAAAAAACACAATAAGTAAGTTTGCTACCATACTTTTTAATTCTGTATTCTCCTGAGCAACTATCGATACCTCGCGCACAACACCATTTTGTTGGTCTTGGGCCTCTAATACAGAGATCAATGCTGTTTCATCTTCTTCTGGTAAACGCTCCTCCTCTGTTAATACAACAACCGTCTTCGCCAGTTTAACATATTTTAATACCACGTTTAGAAAATAGTGTGTAAATAAACGCCGCACTAAATTATCATTAAATATCGAATATGTCCCACCAACCTCCGCCTCTGGTTCATCACGTTTTCTATACCTTCTTGCGGAACCCTCTCCTTGACCCTCAGCTTCTTCTCTCCTAGACTGTTTATCTCTCTTCGACGATGAAGCAGCGGATGCCGTACCAAATAAACCCGATAACAAACCCAAACCCAAACCCTGCTGCTCTCCTTCCATTACTATCTCTTCCTCGAATTCTTCTACTTCCATTTCCATTACACCGCTTTCCATAGGCTTAGCAGCATGTTCACCAGACTTCAATACTCTCGCAAATAATGGCGTATTTAAAGCAAACTGAAACCATTCATTTGTTTGTTTCATCACACCGCTAACCACGTCTGTCAATACACTACTTTCCTTCTCCTTCATAAATTTATCAATATCGGTGTAATATTTCTTAACTATCGTCTGAATATCTGTTATATGTTGCCTAGATAATCCCCAATGTTTAGGTATAGATATTTTCTGATTATTTACACTATTCATTATAATATTAGGAAAAACAGATATCAAATTTCGCATTTCATTGATAACAAACTGCATACCTTTATATGTAGTAGTGTCGCGCTTAGGACACAAAACACTGTCTCCAATAAGTCTGAAATTTGTTATATTCAATAAAAATGATTTATATAATGTTGTTGTTTTCTTATCTAATCGTTTATATTGAGATATAAATTCCAATATAGTGTCAACCATCCCCATGTTCTTCTCTGATAAATAATTTTTCAATTCTCGCAGCTCATGCGTGTCATCGCTAACCTGAATATCAAAAGTATCTAATAAATCGTTCAACTTTGTTAATAATACTTCAGGAACTTCTGATATTTGTCTCTCTTGATATGATTTAATCAAATCACGCATTCTCTGGATATATGACACTTCTGTTGGATTAAAATCAAACGGAATAATATGTTCGCGATTTACTATTTGAAGCAAAGCTTGTAATGCTTCTGGAGTATAATTATATTCACCTGTACTCTTAAGCTTATTTATTTTACCACGAAGTGATTCTTCAGACGGATTATAGATACTAGTTGAAGGTTTATTATGACACAGATGCTGAATAGATTCAGGAATCGGAATGTCATTATTGAATTTACAATACACAATAAACGCCATAAAAATAGTTTCCTCGTCAAATCCATGGGGTATCTCGGGATACTTAGTTCGTGTATTTTCACGATCTAAAAATGATGAGGATTTATGAATATTAACAATATCGTCAATAACATCTCGCAAAAGCGTAACTTGCTTGTTATAGTCAGAAATAATACTCTCATTTTCTATGAAATATTTTATAGTATTAACCGAACCATCAGAATTACAACATGCATTCTCAACAACAGGTTCATTTGCCCCATTTGTAAGTATAAGCTTTTCTCTATCAACTACTTTCTGTATCATAACCTGAATGGCCAATGAATAAAAAATAATCTTCGAACGAATCACTGCTATTTTCTCAAACTGATTTTTAGAACCTTTTTTAATATCTTCGAGTAATTCGCCTTTAAAGTTCGAACTAAGCGGGGACGGGGATGACATTTTTATTTTCGAAAGAGGTGGCAGAAAGTTAATCCACTTTTTAATATCGTGCTCTGCTGGCAACTCTTCAGCGGCATGAATTTTATTATATTCGCGTTTTTCCAAGATTTTCGTTTCTATTGTAGTAATTTTTATAACGAGTTTATCAATATATGCTTTTATTTTCAACATAATATCTTCATCCCTTTTACCTTTTATTGTATTCCATGGCTCAATGCTCGATTTTATCTTTACAGCGATACACGCAATATATTTTATTGAAGAATTGTCACCATCTCCATCTAAAGGGTACCCAACAAACGAACGAACGCAACCAGGAAATGTTTTGCGCGTTTTTATGGAAGGAATATTCACCTGAATTACGACAACAATAAAAGATAAAGTAAGAAGCAAAATAGTATTCAATTTAAAATCTTTATATGTTTGTTTAGACGATACTGATGATGAGGCAGACGTTTTTTTTCTATTAAAATCATCTTCAGAAGGAATTTTAGACATTATAACATTCATAACTTGCTCGACGATAAACGTCCGTTGTGTTTCGAGGTCAATACCCATATACTTTGTCATAGTCGTTATAATACCGCTTATCATTTGCATGTCGGCGTTTTTGTATGTAGGCAATTTTTTATCCTGTAAACTCTGAATTAAACTCTCGCCTAAGGTTTTCTCCATAACTTCACGAGTCTGTAATTTAAAACCGGCAGCATCGTACCCTTCCTCTGTATCCAAATCTATATTTTTTATAACATAACCACTGTACTTATCAGTCCATGCATCTCCATCCTCACTAATTGAACCGCGCTCTTTACATATAGTATCAATTGTGACCTGAATATCACCCTGGTTCAAAAATACAGTAGCAATCGTCTCAAAAAATGACGGCACTAATTTGGTATTTGTGTCCTTACAGTATAACCAATAAGGGCTTTCAATCTCAATACTAAGGGTCATAGAAGTGCTTTCTTCAACTGCTGGTCTAGTAAACTTCTGAATAAAACGCATAATATTTCTTTGTCGTTTTACATAGTCAGTTTGTCCCAAAATGAGGTCAAAAATGCGTGCATATGGTGATAATTTTTCTCTTACAGCAGGGTTAGTATCAATATCAAGACCGGACAAATATTGTGAATTATTGTATTTGTATGCATTATATTTCTTAATACTTTTTAGCTTATCAATAGTGTCTATAGAGTAGTTATACTTACGATTTATCGTTTCCAAAATTTTGTCACGACTCTGGTGAAATTTTGAATCGAATTCGTCGTACATCTGTTTAATAACTTCGTCTTTCATAGTATCTTCGGCTAGATCGGGTGTCATACATTTTTTATTCAGCGCAAAACAATCACTTTTAACGTTGCAAAAATATGCCGTGTCATACATGCTTACTGTAGGAGGAATAGAATCGTCTTTAATCCATTTACGACCTGAACGAATATAATACTCAAATCTGTCACCCTCCTCATCGGTTACTTCTAGAACAGCATATTGTCCATCTTGGACCTTTCTTTTTCCGCGCATCATGTCCTGGATTTCGGACTTTGCGTCATTTAAAGGGAGTTTTGTTTTTTTCATATAACGTGAAACTAGAAACGTTTCGAAGTCGTCAGGGGAATATTGTTCTCTATCTTTTTCATGTTTATTCAAAAATGGATAATCAGTAAAATCGTAACTTTTGTCGTAAAATATTTCCTCGCCCTGGTCCTCTTCAAGTTCATCCTTGTCCATATATTTTTTAGTAAGGACGAAATTTTTACACTTATTTGCTCCTTGTTTTGTCTCTATTTCCCGGTCAAACTTATCCTTTTCTTGCGAATATAATTGGTCAAAGTCGAATGGTGTTATTAAATCATTGTTTATAATTGAAAGAGTGTTCATATATAGTCGTGCATTATCGACACAAATAAGACGATATAATATTTCCTGGTTAGTAAATGAAACAGGCGGAAATATTGAACCGGCATCTAGAGAACCAGCACCAGCACCAGCACCGCTACTAGCAACCGGTTTCTTTTTAGGAGTATATGTATGGCGTTTATGAGTGGTTTGTAACTTATCACTTTCTAGACCAGAACTTAATCCACCTCTTGCTCCTACAGCATCGCCTCCTGGTATATTTGTCTGTTTATCGCGAACATTCATATAGTTTTCAGGAGATAGATCATATATATCTAGAATATCAGTATCAAAGTTAACCTGCCTAGAATCTTTAAGTAGACTATATAACGCGGATGATCCGGCATATTTAGCAGCATATTTCGCTGTGGATAGTTGAGCATATTCTTTTGCCGACTGGACTACTTTTTTTTTATATTCGGAAATACGTTGAACTATCATGGAAACAATAAGTTCGTACTGTTTCAGGGTCAAATCGCGTACATAAACCATAAATGGTTGTAAAATAGCGACATAATTGCTAAGCGTAATTTCACCGGTTATATATTTATTCATTATATCAAATAACATACTGGTATTGGGGATAAGCATTTCGACAAATTTTCTATATTTTTCTTCGCTATCTATTTCCTCGTCGGAAAAAAAAGACATAAAACTAGATGTAAACTGTATCATATCATCGGCATCATATTGATCTTCGCTCTCTTTTTCTTCTAATGAAATTGCCTTACGTGTAATACTGGTATTTTTACGAAGGAGCTTCCAGTAAGGAACAAAGTGTTTTCCCATATTTGCGCGGCTCATTATATTGGTATCTGGGAGTGAAATATTTGAAAACTGCATTACAGGAGCAGGAAGACTAATAAATGATGTAACGTTTATAGAATCGTTTTGTGTCAGAGGGAGGACGTCAGTTGTATCGGCTACACGTTTACCGAAACTTTTATTTTTTCTAATTTGAATCTGAGATAGACCAAGATTGTATGTTTGAATTACAAACTGGTTTCGCTTTATTTGTTCTCCTGTAACAATACTTGAATAAAAATCGGTCAAATTACCTAATATAGATGTTATATTTGTATGGACAAATTGTGAGAATCCGAATTCAGGATCAGGGTTAGTATAAGGTGTAATATAGTCGTTCATTTTATTAATATATGTAATAAATGAGTCTTTATTTGTCATGTAGTCGTCAGTTAAGGCGTTTTCATGTTCGATGCTTTCTTCGGTAGTGGTAATAGTAAAGTCTGTAATATTCGCCGAATCAACATTATAAAATTTACGAATATTTTTAGAAACAGGTAAAATCCAGAATAATTTCTGATTCAATGATAGGAGTATTTTTGCGAGAGGTTTATAGTCTTCACTTCTACGTTTAACAAGTGTGGCGTTTCCATTTGAATCAAAAGTGGAAAATTCTTCGCGCAACTGTCTGAAGCGTTCAATAATAGCGTGAATATTATTTAATACTGATTTTGTCCTTTCTATATTCGGGAATTTAGACACCAATTCATTTAATAAATCGGTTGTTTGTTTTTCAATACTATAGCGTTTTTGTTCTTCGGGGAGTTCAACAACTTGAACAATTGGTTCTAGTTCGTCGCCAAATTGTATGGAGTCAGCATCAAGAAGAATTTCTTTAAGAGCGGTTTTAACTTCTTCGACAGGAATCTGGGGACTAATTGATGGAAGATTTGGTTGTTTGCTTATAGAAATAGGTGCAACGCCTATTTCTTCTTCATGGGATATACCAGCGGCAGAGGCAGAGGCGGCTGATACAGTGGCTGATGAAGCGGTAGCGGATACATGTGGTGAATCACTGGGAGGGCTGCGAATGCGTATTTCTTCAATAGGTATATTTTCAGGAATACCTTTATAACCGAAGTCAATATAAAAGATTTGTTCCCCTGGATATGTTTTTACTTCGATCATATCTTCTTCTAAATCGGTTATATGGCCGGTAATAATGGTGGGCAACTCTCCACCAAAAATAATATCAAGCCATGTACCGGGTATAAGTTTATTTTGGCGGGCATAACCTGGGAATTTTGGTGAATTCAAAATAAAAATAGATGTGATAGATTCGTCGCTAAAACCACCCTTTGAACTCATAGTTAGTATTAGTCGTGTTGTTGTTGCTACATTAATTAACTTAATTTTTGTTTCGTCAATGTATTCAATAAGGTATATTTGATCGTTGATTGCAGAATTTGTGGGGGCAATAATTTGTACAATATCGCCTAGAGCAATTTCAACTGATGAAGGGGAGGATGGATTTGATAATTTTGGGGAATTTTCTGACATTTTATTATATTTATATCTTATATTTATATCTTATATTTATATAACAGAAATTTTTATTAATGATTAAATGTGAATAATATTTAATATTTTATATTGTAGAATTAATATTATCGAATTGATATTATCGAATTAAATTTATAGAATTAAATTTATAGAATTAAATTTATAGAATTAATATTTTATACATCTAAACATAAAATAATAATGAAAGATATATAAAGAGATTGTCATAAACTATAGTATCATACACCCATATATACATTTTACCACCAGCTAGAATCCAATGTTTTCACTAAAAAAGAACGAGGGTTTTGTAGATATCTTGCGAATGATTGGCGAGCAAAATACACAAAAAGTGAATCATTCAAATGATATTGAAAAAATCCTTAATAGTCTTAAATTAACAATGAAAAACTGGAAGACAGATACTGGTATGTATTCAATTATAAAATATGACAAGCTGGCCTTTGGAATGACACAAGAAGACTATACAACAGTTGGACTATTGCGTTCTGTAGTAGTAGATGAGACAGGACATATTGTAGCATATTCACCACCTAAGTGTTTGTCGGTAACAGAGGAGCGTGAGAAATCATTTAATGATAATAACATAATGACGCCTCCGAGTGGCTCGGACAGCGGCAATGACACTACCGCGAATCAATGGTATGCCGAGGAGTTTGTAGAGGGTACAATGATTAACATGTTTTACTCTCAAAAGGATGGAGGTGGAGCATGGGAGATTGCTACGAAGAGTACGGTTGGTGGGGATGTTGTATTTTATTCGCCGAAGAACCCAAAAGATACAGTAGAGATTCGTGATAAGGACACATTTAGGAATATGTTTTTTGAAACATGTGCAAAGATTGGTTTTAAATACGAGAACCTTCCCAAAGAGTTTATATATAGCTTTGTGTTGCAGCATCCTAAAAATCGTATTGTGTTGCCGATTACTGAGGCAAAAATATACATTATTGGTTTATATAGTATTAACAATGATACGCTGGATATTACATCACTTAACACAGCGGGTTTTGTTGAGGAATATGGTGCTGGTGTTATTTTGAGACCAAAACAATTGTTTGCGGATAATTATACTGTGGAGGGGTTTAAGAAAGAATACGCGTCGATGAATGCGTCGTATAATATGATGGGTGTTGTGTTTTGTAACATGGAGACAGGGGAGAGAATGAAGGTGCGCAATCCTACATATGAGATGGTGAAGAATTTAAAAGGTGTGGATCAGAAACTACAGCTACAGTATTTGACATTGCGGCATGGTGGTCGTGTTGCCGATTATTTGAAGACGTATCCGGAATATAAGGGTGATTTTGCTGTATATAGGAATCAGTTACATGGATTTACTAGGAGTTTGCATCAAAATTATTTGGATTGTTTTGTGTTTAAGAAGTGTAGGTTTGTTGAAATTTCACAACAATATAAGAAGTTTGTTAGCGGACTACATAAGAAGTACTTGGAAGAGTTGCGCGAGATTAAGGGATCTGTGACGTTTAATTATGTGGTGGAGTTTGTGAATACCCAGAATCCTCTTGCTCTGTTGTATTCGCTAAATCATGTAGTGAGACAACATAAAAAGACGATTGAAAGGATGGATGATGCTCCAATTGAAAATGTGGAACCAGAAACAATGGGAGGGCTAGAGACATAATCATGTGTGAATGCGAGTATGTTTACTTTTGATTTAACATTATAATGCGTGGACATTTATAATGTTAAAAAATTGATTTGGTAAATGATATATAGTATAAATGTAGAATTCCAAATCACAATCAATCAAGCATCCGAACAATAAATCGAACAAAATGGTCAAGACAAGAAATCAGAATCAACAAGCCCAGAAAGCCCAACAAGGTAAGAGTGAAGGATTGACGACGAGGTCGGGATTGAAGTTGAAAACCTTGGAGATGGAGAGAGTTGAACTTCCGGTGGTGAAGCTTTCCGGGGAGATGAAACGCCGCGCAAATGTGAAGAAGGAGATCGCGAAGAAATCATGGAAAAAACAGACGGATAAGAAGTGTAATAGATTTGAAAGATTAGAGCGCGACTTTTTGAAACATGTTTATCATAATGGAGGGGAAATGACGGCGATATGGAAGAATTTTGAGATGGCGTTCCGTCATATTGATAAACTGTGCTTGTTTCAACAACGTCTAGAGAGGAAGTAAATGCTATTGTAAATTAGGTATAGGTATAGGTATAGGTATAGGTATAGGTATAGGTATAGGTATAGGTATAGGTATAGGTATAGGTATAGGTATAGGTATAGGTATAGGTATAGGTATAGGTATAGGTATAGGTATAGGTAT